CCCCACCGTGCACCTGGAGGGGCAGGGGGGGGCAGCACTGCGGGAGCCTACGCATGTGCGTCTGTCTCGTTCATCTCACGTGCTTCCCAGCAGTTATAACAGCCGCAATCTAGGCCATTGTGGGCCGCATAGCAGCAGGGAGAGCAGTAGGCGTCGCGCGAATGCTCAGGGCAGAAAGCCGTACCGCACTCGGCGCACTCTCTCTCTTCTTCCTTCCATGCCGACGGGCAGCCCGTCTCATGGCAGGCGATGCCGTTGATCGCCAGCATTTGGCATTGATCGCAATGCATGTCAGTACTCCTGGTCCTGGTCCGCCCCATCATCACACCCCAAGGGTGTGGTCAGCGGCGCCCCAGCCGTGCACCACTACGGAGCAGGCAGGGGCAGCACTGCGGGGGCTACCCAGCGCGCCACGCCTCGAACTCCGCCTCACTGCACCGCCACGGCAGGCCAGCCTCGTAGCCATCCTCTGCCAGCACGTCACGTGCCCTGGTAGCCGCAGCCTCACTGCCGTACCAGCACTGATACCACCTGCCCCACGGCCGCCTGCACTCTACCCGCCAGTACTCGTACTGCACTGCCTGCTGGTTCATGGTTGTCTCCTGGTTCGTCCTACTCCGCTCCGCCGCAGCCAACCGGCCGCAGCCTTCTACCCTACCGACTGCGCCGCCAGCCTCGCACGCGCGCGAAGATGCTGCATGTTTACCACGCCCCCCAGGCCTGCGGGCTGCGGGGAGGGGGAGTTACTCCGCTTGATTCAGCCTGAATATAAGGAGCGGTTGAACAGGGCAGCCTAGCCATTTCGGTACGTCTTCCGTTTACTTTGAACCGGGCTTACTCGGATAGTGCACTACCCGCCTGAATCCCCGCATGACCAATAATAGCTTGCAAATTGAAGCCTGCAAGTATAATATGAAAATTGTGGCGCAGATGAGCGCAGATGCAGATTGACTTTCTTAGCCGCAAGGGAATATTAGCATGATGATAACGCACTGGACATGCCAGAAATGCGGCGGTCGGGTAAGCGCGCCGTGCACCGCTGAATCTGACCAAGACCTGACATGCCCCGAATGCGGATACATGATCCCAGTCGAGGCCAGCATGCTTGCAGCCATCGTCATGGCTATGCCTGATCGTGAGCGGCACAAGCTGTTCAATAAGATCAAGGATGCTCTGCTCTGGCGCGGCTGGGATAGTGGGTGCAACTGCCATGCGGCCAGAATCGTCCGGGACATTGCCAATCTACTGTCCAAGCATGGCTATAACTCTGAAGAGTACACATAGGCGCAACCCTAGGGGAGGGCGGGGGAAATGACGGAACCGGCATGGAAGAGCTGGAAGAGGCCTGGGATGGAGGGGTGGAGGCCGAGGCTTGGGGTGGAGCGGTACAGGCGTCTGATGATTTTGGAGCGTGGTAAGGAGGGGTTGCATCAATTTGAGACACTGGTAGCGGAGAAGGTAGCTGCTGGGATGGACCAGTGGGACGCTTACAAGGTAGCGATTCTGGAGAATCCGTTGAGTGGGGACATAGAGGGGGAGGATCGTGCGGTGGAGCTGACTGGGGACGTATTGCTGGACTGGGTATTCAGGAACCTGCACAGGCGTGGGGGCAAGCTGGACCCTATTCCTGGGCCTGGGGCGATAGAGTTGCTGGAGTGGGCGAGGATGAAAGAGCGGAACGAGGGCGAGTTCTACAAAACCTTCATGCGGGCATTGTGCGGCAAGGTCCAGGTCCGGGCGAAGAAGCCTAAGGAGCCGGTGCAGGAAGAGGAGCCGGGGTCAGGAAGCCGGGAGCTGATTGAGAAGCTTGACCGGCTGATTGAGGAGGGAGGGGAATGACTACTCAGCAACTCCGCAGTCTTTTGGCCGAACTCCAAGCCCTGAAAGCGCTGGCGGACGAATTGCCAGTCACGAAAGAGGGTATGGCCAGCTTCCTTGCCATGAAAGCTCAGTTCGAGAAGCACAAACTGAAGTTTCCCTGGCTGGCGGACCTCCCCTCTGTAGACCCGCTGCGAGTGGCCTGGGAGGCGGCAAGGGTCGGCCATGCAATTCCACCTGACAACTCCTGCCAAACGGAGCAAACGTGATCTGGACGCTTTATCTGCCGGGGTTCATCCCAACGCCGCTGAACCAATTGATGGGCAGCTGGAAGAAGGCCATGCGGCTAAAGGCCCATGATGCGGAGATCATTCGCAACGCTTGTTTGGCATACGCTGTGCCGCAGGCTAACGTTAAGCGGCGGGTATCTCTTCTGGTGGTATGGCCCCCAGGGCGGCGGGCATGCGACCCGGACGCTCTTTACAAAAGCACGTTTGATGCGTTGGCTGGCTGTGGCCTGCTGGTAGACGACAGCGCCAAGTGGGTCCGGTTCGATCAGCCGGAATACGCTCGCGGCAGTCATGCGGCTACTTACATCACCATTTCGGATGAGTCGTGATGGATGATCCTCCAAAGGAACGCAACGCTAACGCGGTGTTCCGTAAAGAGCTGACGCAGAAAGCGGAATACTCGCTGGCCGCCCGCAAGGACGTAATCGAGCGCTGCACAAACGACCTGCTTTTCTGGATCAATTCCTTTTGCTGGCTGTACGAGCCGCGTGATGTAGCTGAGCTTCCCTGGATTACCTATCCGTACCAAGACCCGGCCCTGTTGAAGCTTGCCGAATGCATTGGCAAGACAGATGTCCTTGTGGAGAAGTCCCGCGACATGGGGGCCTCGTGGATGTGCCTTGCTGTCTTGTGTTGGCAATGGCAATTTATGCCGTTCCGCAGTTTCGCTTTGATTTCCCGTTCCTGGGAACTGGTCGATAAGCCGGCAAGCCCTGATGCCCTGTTCTGGAAGTTAGACTTCTTGCTGAAGAAGCAGCCTCGTTGGCTGGTGCCGGAGTATGCCCGGACACGCGGCATGCTGGTCAACAAGTACCAGCAATCTACGATGACCGGCTACGCAACGACTGAGCACGCCTTGCTTGGCGGCCGCCGAACTGCTGCGATGGTCGACGAGTTCGCAGCCTTCAAGTACGCCCAAGGGCACGGGGCCTTGGCGGCCACGCAATTTGCTACCGATTGCCGCATCTTCAACTCTACTTACCTTGAAGCCCTTGGGGCCTTCTACGAACAATCCGTCCGCAGCGACATCGTGAAGATCAGGATGAGCTGGTGGGAGCATCCTAAGAAGAATGGCGGCTTGTACTACGATGACAACGGCAAGGCCCGCAGCCCGTGGTACGACAAGCAATGCGAACGATTGCAGAACGACTCGCGCATTGCTACGGAACTGGACATTGATCCGGCCCGAGCTGGCGGTAGTTTCTTCCCAGGGGACTTGCTTCAAAGAACGAAAGCTTTGCACGTCTTGCCGCCATTCCAAATAGGACGGCTTATTGACGGCAGGTGGGTTGACGATCCAAAAGGTCCGGTTCGCTTGTGGATCAAGCTGGGCGGTAATGAAGCCCCTCCGAAAGAGGATGGCTATACTGCTGGAGCCGACGTGGCTTCAGGAACAGGAGCGACTCCAAGCAGCTTGGCCATTATCAGCTGCAGGCTGTTTTGCAAGGTCTGCGAATATTCAAATGCTCGCTGTCCGCCGCACGAGTTTGCCAAAGATGCTGTAGCTTTATGCCGCTGGTTCCACGACGCTTACTTAGGCTGGGAGGCGCCTGGGCCTGGGCGGACCTTCGGCGACCAGGTGATGCTCATGGGATACAGGTCCATCTACTGGAGGACAAATGAGGCAAGCGCAATTCGCAGGCCCACGGACGTTCCAGGCTGGTGGCCTGCGCCTGAAAACCAGCGGGCCATACTCGAAGAGCTGCGGCGGGCCATGACGGCTGAATATACCGAACGCTCCGCCTTTATGGTTGAGGACGCAGCCCATTACGTCTACGCCATCCAAGGAAACATTCAGCACAAGTCCATGAAGATGATGAACGATCCTTCGGGTGCGGCTGTCAACCACGGGGATCGAGTGGTCGCTACCGCAATAGCCTGGAAATTGCTGAAGGATACTACCGTCCTGCCGAATCTGGAAGCGCCAAAGGAGGCTGGCTCAGAGCCGGAAGAAGGCACGCTCTCCTGGCGCCGATGGTATTTTGAAGAACAGAAAAAGAAACAAGAACAGTGGTGATTAAAATGGGCTGCGACATCCACGCTTTCATCGAGGTCAAGTTCGGCGGTGCCTGGCATTACTACGGCGAGCTGAAGGTTGGGCGCGACTACGAGCTCTTCGAGCGCATGGCGGGCGTCCGTGGCTATAAGTCGGCAGCCATGCTCCCGCCGCGAGGCCTGCCTGAAGACGCGGGCGCCATGACCGTGTTCATTAAGAACGACTGGGGATCGGATGGCCACTCGCACTCGTGGTTCAGCGCCGTCGAGATGGAGGCCCTCGACGCCTGGCACAAGAAACGATTCCTGAGCCACGAGCGACCGGCCAGCGTGTTCACGAGGCAGCCCGAGACCCTCTACCTGTTCGGCAACGACATCGATTCTTGGTGGCGCTGGCCGAGAGAGCGACCTAAGGGGGTCGAGGACATCCGCCTCGTCTTCTGGTTCGACAACTAAACTCAAACAGGAGAAGATTATGCTGTGTCGTCACTGTCACCGATACGCGAACCGCGTGAGAGGCTGTCGGCGCGGCCTTTGCAGGAAGTGCTATGACACGCCGGGCCTTCAAGAGGTGTATCAATCGACTAGCAAGTTTGCCAATCGGGGCGTCCGCGACTTTTACGGCAAAACCCCATTACCTCTCTGGCCGACCGCAGCCATGCCAGGCACGCCGGAGAAGGTAGCCGTCATGTATACGCGTGCCCTTTTGGGGACCTCGCTCTTTCACCCAGCAGACGCGAGCTAGAAAGTTTGCTGTTTTTCCGGCTTTTTGATGCATTTTCGCTGACTCCGCCCCTCGCGGCAAGTAAATTTGCGATTTTTGAGGCTTTTTCGATAGTCGAAGTGGGCCGGGGCCCACCTGAGCTACCGTTTTGCTGGGGTTTTGAGGCGCAAAAGGTGCCGCGAGGAGAAAAATGCCATATTCTTGGGCACTTCTCTAGCAACCGTTCGCCGGCTACGCCCCGCAACAGCGCGAACAAATCCTTGGGCGAATTTGTTCGCCCGCGAAGCACAACGCAACGTTGCATTCGACAAAGGCTTGCGGATATTGTTCTTGACAGTGAACGTTAGTCATCTATAAGATATTGTTATATCAAGGCGCCAGCCCCGGAACCTGGCATCTTGAGCGCAACGGCAATCGCGGTGCCGCGACACTGCGATTGTCGTTTTTTATTGCGCTGCGCTTACGGAGCAGAGAAGAGCTTTGAACCCGTCCAATCCTAAGCACCTGTCCCGTCTCATCAGCTCCATTGACTGGTCGTTGCAAAACCTCGCGCCTTTTTGTCGGACCAGGCTTGAGATAATCAAGCAATACACTGGCCACAAATATGGCGAACGTGGCGGAACTTCTGACCGCGTGCCCATCAACTTGATTCGTCAGGCGGCGTTGATCTACCAGCGGCACTTGGTTTCGTCTTCTCCGGCCGTGATGATTTCAACTCGACGGGACCAGTTGCGCCCAGCAGCGAAGGCGATGGAGACCTGGGTCAATCATCGCTTGAAGGAAATCGAGATCGATTCAGTTCTTCGCAGCTGGGTTCTTGATGCGTTGTTCTGCATTGGAATCGTCAAGGTAGGCGTTTGCAAATACGTGCAGGATTTTGCTCAAGGGTTGCGGCACGATTACAAGGCCCCGTTTGCAGACGTGATTTCTCTTGATGATTGGGTCATGGACATGAACGCCCAGCGGTTCGACGCCGTGGCCTACGCCGGCCATCGCTTCCGTATGCCGCTCAGGGTCGCTCTCGAAGAAAAGAGCTTCAAGAACAAGGACGCGCTGAAGGCAACTCCTAAGCGGGCCTACGGCCCTAGGGGGGAAGAGCGAGCGGAAAACTTGTCCTTGGGCAGCTCGGCAGGGTTCGAGGAAGACGAAGCTGAGGACATGGTTGAGCTGTGGGAAATCTGGCTGCCTCGTGACAACCTGATGGTAACCCTGCCTGCCGATGAAGGCTCCAACATCCGCAACGAGGTAATCAGGGTCGTGCAGTATATGGGGCCAGAGATGGGGCCATTTCATCTACTCAACCTGGGCGAAGTGCCGGACAACATCATGCCGTCTTCGCCTTTGCTTGACCTGATGGACTTGCATGACGCGACCAACAGGATATGGCGCAAGGTAGTCAATCAAGCGCTGAGGCAGAAGTTCAACCTGCTGGTGCCGGGCACGAACACAGATGACGGGACCCGCCTTACTGCTGCCGCAGACGGACATGCCGTGAGAGTTGACGGAGCCGGGCAAGCGCAAGAGGTAAGCTCAGGCGGTTTTGCTCCGGCCATTCTTACCTTTGCGATGGAATGCCGCAATCGTTTCAGCCAGCAGGCCGGCAACTTGGATTCCTTGGGCGGGCTTGGCCCGCAGACGGAGACAGTCGGCCAAGAGCAGATTATCAAGGAGTCAAGCGCGAAACAAATGCAGGACATGCAAAGCAGGACGCTGGCCGGCACGAAGGGGATCATCGAGTCTTTGATCTGGCATTGGTGGACAGACTCGGATGCGGTCTACGAAACCGAACTGCCGCTCCCGTACGGCGGCAAGACCCCGCCCGTCAACATCATCCCAGGAGGCCGGCCCGATCTCGAAGCAGCTTATGACGGCAACACGTTAGCTCGGGAAGGGGATTGGCTTGAGTTGAACTTCGACATCGACCCCTACTCCCTTCAGCACGCTACTCCTTCGCAGCGAGCGTCCGTTCTGCAAGGCATGCTGACGCAGCTCTTGATGCCGGCCGGCCAAATGCTTCAGCAGCAGAACATAACGGTTAACTGGGAGCAGGTGATTCGCAAGCTAGCGCACTACCAAAACTTGCCGGACATCGAAGAGATTTTGATGTTCAGTGCGCCGGCGTCTGACTCCGAGCCATTAGATGAAGCGCCGCGCATGCCGGCTTCGACTAGTCGGACGTACACGCGGATCAATCGTCCAGGAGGGACTACCCAAGGGCGGGATGCAGCGATGATGCAGACGTTGCTTGGGGCTGGGGTTCAGGATGCCGGCATGGCGGCTTTGAAAAACGGAGTCGGGTAATGGCCGAGATGATCAAGTGCATTCTGAACGGCAAGGTCGTTACCAACAAGGAATGGATGGCCAATGCTCCAGGCATTTTCTTCGGCGAGCCGCCTGCCGTGCCGCCGCCGGCAAATTGGCCGCTGCATTCTGATGCGATGGGCGTGAATCCTAAGCAGATACCGGAGGCAATGGCGAACGCAAAGAAGCATGGCGTGCCTTTGGAGTTTACGTCTGAAGGGGAGGCGATCTTCACGAGCGCCCGCCACCGTAAGGCTTACTGCGAGAAATTCGGGTACGTGGACAACAACGCCGGGTATGCCGACCCAGTCCCGGAAACGACCAACAAAAGGAATGACGATGGAGACTTTATCTGAAATCGCCGAAGATCGTACTTTCGGACCGGAAGCCAAGAAGCGGGGAGTCGTGGTGCGGCAAGCTATGGCTGCTCAGCGGGCAGAGCGAAAGGCTGAAAAGAAAGCGCTGGAGGCAGCCGCTAAGAGACCGAGCATTGCTGTTGGCGGCGCGCCAGCTCCTACCGCGACGATGCGTGCTGGCCCGCCTCCAGAACTTGGCGGGCCGCCCCGGACTTCGGTTTTGGTCCCTGTTCTGGAAGAGAAGCAGGAAGAGCGCCGGCCATACCGGAAGATGCGCGAAGATTTGTGTGCGGCCTTTGACGGCGCGCATCCTGGAAAAGTTATGGACGTGGTTGTTTGGACTAAAGTTCACGTTCCGGCTGTTCGGAATGCCGGCTTCGATAGCCGGCTATGCATCAAGCTTAGGGAGCGAGGCTTGAAAGTGAATCAGAACGATCCGTCATGCGCCTTTTTCGGCCGGCTCACTCTGGAGCAGTGCAAGAAAGTTGCCAGGCTGACCATCGTGAAGCAATTGGCGCTGTGGGACCAGAGCGAGCAGGACGAAGAGAGCGACGAGGAAGATTGGGAGTAGACTTGTGGCCGACGAACTGACTATCAGCATGAGCATCTCGTACCAGTCGGGCAACAGCCCGAGGCTGTCCTGGGCTCTGGCTTCGAAGAAAATTACGGTTGCCGGCACGGCTGTAGGCGGACTGAGCGTGTCGGTCGGAACGGCCGAAGAAGTCATTCCTCTTGGCGAGGTAACGGCAGCCGGGGCGCTGATAGCAGTGGAGAATCTGGACGACACGAACTACATCGAGATTCGTGATGCAACCGGGGCGGCCAATGACGTAGTGCGATTGAACGCGCGTGAAGGTGCCGTATTCCGATTCGGCTCCGACGTGACTGCGCCGTATTGGATTGCGAATACCGCCGCCGTGCGAGTGTGGTACATGCTGATCCCCTTGTAAAAGGACCAGAAAATGGCTGAAGAAATCCCGGCTCAAGAGAAGCCAGTTGAAGCTACTCCTGCGGCGCCTGAAGGCAAGCGTAGGGCTAGCCAGCCTACGCTTGCCGACGCGCTCGACTATACCCCGGAGGAGCTTCTTCTTGGGACCAAAGAAAAGACCCCTGAGCCGGAGACGGAGCCTGAGCCGGAGCCGGCTGGATTGCCTGACCATCTTCTCCATCGGGCGGCCGAGGCTGGGCTAACAGAATCGGAAGTCAAAGAGTACGGGGCCGATTCCGCGCAGCTTGGCAAGGCGCTCGACTTGATTGACCGCCAGCTTGCCCGCCAATACCGGTCGTTGGCCAAGCAATCGGAGCAGAAAGAACCCGTGAAAGAAGAGCCGCCGGCCTGGGACCTGGCGAAGGCGTGGGAAGAAGAGCTTGATGTCCAGCTCCCCGGCGAGGATGAGCCGACCAAGCGCAAGATGAAGGAAGCGGTCCATCCGGCCTTGTCCAAAATCATTGACGCCATGCACGCGCATTACAAGGGCCAGATTTCCAAGCTGGAGCAAGCTGTGCAGTGGCTCGGCGGAGAAGCAACTCGGCGTCAGCAGGCAGAACAAGAAGAGTTCGCCGATAGGCTCTTTGCTGAAATGGGCGAAGAATTAGAGCCGCTGATCGGCAAGGGGCCTACCAGAAAGCTGCCTGCCAATTCAAAGGCCCGCAAGGCCCGCGACGAAATTCTGGCCGATGCCGTGATGTACCTGAACGGGGCCGAGAAGGCAGGAAAGAAAGTGGAAGTAACTGCCGCCTTCATGAAGAAGATTGCCAAGATGCACGAGCCGTCGCCGCAACAGAAGGAGAAGGAGCAGGGGGAGGAAAGGCTGCGGGACGACGACGGCAGGTTTGTCGCGAGGCCGACGCATCGGTTCGGCAGGGAAGTGAATCACGAAGGCGAGTTTGAAAAGACCGTGCGCGAAAAGAATCTCCGACTTGCCGGCGATAACCACGCCGCCCTGGACCAATTGCTTGATTAAAGGAGCGAACAATGGCGATTTTGCAAGCCGCCGACATCGGCGATCTGGTAGTCAGCACTCAGAAAGACCTCGGTCGCATGAAGTTCAACTCGATTGCGAACCGCGTGCAACGCTATCACGGCTTCCGCAACCTCATGCGGAAAGAGCGGGTGATGATGTATGACGGCACCGAGTCTCAGCAAACCCTGATGGTCGATCATAACAACTCGGCCCGCATGACCGCCTTGTTCGCAACGGATGTTGTAAACCGGGTTGACGTACTGAAGACCATTTCAGTCCCGTACCGGCACATGACCGGTAACTACAGTTACGACTTGCACGAGCTGAAGATGAACCGGGGCAAGTCGGAAATCGTCAACCTAGTCAAGACCCAGCGAGCTGCGGCAATGATTTCGATTGCCGAGAAGTGCGAATCGCAATTCTGGGCCGCGCCAAGCAGCTCAACCGATACGTCCAATACTTGGGGCGTGCCTTATTGGCTAGTCTACAACGCAACGACAGGTTTCAATGGCGGCCACCCAACTGGCTTCACCGACGTTGCCGGCTTATCGGCGACCACATACACGCGCTGGAAGAACTTCTCAGGGCAGTTCACCAACGTCACGAAAGCCGACCTGATTCGCAAGATGAGGGAAGGTGCAACCAAGTGCTCTTTCGAGCAGCCAACCGATATCCCGGAATATTCTCGCGGCGGGGCGCGTATCGGCTACTACACGAATTATGACAACGTGTCGCTCATGGAAGAGCTGCTGGAGGCCCAGAACGACAACCTAGGGAATGACCTGGCTTCCAAGGACAGCGTAACGTTGTTCAGGCGATATCCAGTCGTGTGGGTGCCTCAGCTCGATTCCGGCACCCCGGCGACGGCTGATCCGGTGTACGGTATCAATTGGGAATACTTCAAGGTGATTTGCTTGGCAGATTGGTTCCTGAAAGAGACCGGGCCGTTCCGGTCTTCTCACCAGCACAACGTTCAGGAAGTCCACATCGACCTGAGCTTCAATTTGTCGTGCGATAACCGGCGTGAGTCTTTCGTAATTGCTAAGTCTGATCCGACCGCATAATAAAGGAGGTTCCAGTGGACCCAATCGTAGACTATAAAGGCAATCTTGCCGCTGCGGACGGAGCGACGAATCGCCGAGTCAGCCCGAACATCTGGGCCGATTGCCCGATCCTGCACATCATCCTCGATCCTGGGGTCGGCTACGGCTTCAAGGATGACTTCGTTGAGTTCCCGGACCCTGGCACCATCACGACCCTGGTTAACGTCCAGGGCTACGAAATCTTCGGGGAAGCCGCCACCACGGCTACGGCCGGCACGGCCACCGGCGGGGAGCTTGTTGTCACTTGCGGGACGACTGCCGACGGCGACTTCGTGATGCAGCTCGGCGGCGGCTCGCCGTTCATCATTTCGGATACCGCCGGCGACGACCGCAAGCTGTGGTTCGAAGTCCGCTACAAGGTCAGTGCCATCACCAATGACATCGCCTCCCTCTTTATCGGGCTGCACGCTTTGGACCGTGCCGTTAATGCCGGCGTGTTCACGGCGACCCAAGGCGCAACAGTCGATTCGGCCTTGGCTGACTTTGCTTCGCTTGGCTTCTGGCGCCCGGATGCCGACGGCGACAACCCGAGCGTGGTCTACAACAAGGCCGGCCAGGTAGCGACAGAAGCTATCGCCGACTCGTCCACGCTGGTTGCTGACACGTATCTGAAGACGGGGTTTGTGTACGATCCGTCCAGGAACACGGCCGAGCGAATCGAGTTCTACGAGAACAACATTGCCGAAGGCACCTGGGTTACGGGCACGAACATCGCCACGGCGACCTTCCCGGACGCTGTGGGCATGACTCCGACAATCAGCTTCGTCAATGACGATGGCGCGACGGACCAGACGCTCACAATCGACTGGTGGAGATGCTACCAGCTATCGCCTGGAGCCGGCACCTAGGAGGCGACCATGGCTGAGCCACGAATCCCGAGCTGGCGGGAAATGCTGAACGATTGCTGCCAAGTGCGCGTGACATTCAACAGGCGCACCGGCGAGCTGTTGATTCGGTCCTTGCCTCGCAATGAGGATATGGCCTTCGAGGTCCTGGAGACGGCCCTGAAAGAAATGCGCCGAGACAGGTATCGGCGGCATTACCTGAACCGGGCGCTTGATGAAACCAAGCACGCGGTCGGAATAGCTTTAGGAGAAAAGCGAAATGGCTGACTCGCTGCTCCTAGGCTATGCCGAGCTGATGCAGGAAGTCGGCGCGTGGCTCGGCTACGGGCGGGACATCGTGCGCTTGACCAGAGATCAGAAGATTGCAACTGACGCCATGATTCAGGCGGGCTTGAGATCGTTCTACTGGCAGCCTGGCATTCAGTGGTCTTTTCTCCAGCCGCTTATTACCGTAGTGACTGCTGACGGCGTTGACAACGTGCCCCTTCCAGAGGATTATGCCGGCATCGTGGGGCACATTACGTTTGTCTCTACGACCACGACCTACTCCAAAATCATGCACGTATCGGAGGGACAGGTGCGTGAGCAATTGGCGTTGCATCCTGGGCTGGAAGGCATCCCAACGATAGCTTGCGTGCGGCCTCTGTCGATGGCGCCAACCAGCGGACAGCGGTTCACTCTGGGCCTTTTCCCGAAGCCTGATGCGGTCTATACGCTGCGGTTGCAAATTAATGTGGCCCCAGGGAAACTGTCCGATAAAAACCCGTTCCCGTATGGCGGACCGGTTCACAGTGAAACCATCAAGGCCGCTTGCTTAGCTGCGGCCGAAAAGGAAATGGGGGACACAGTTGGGGTAATGGCCGCGAAGTACGCAGAGTGCTTGTCCGCGTCGGTTGCATCTGATGCCAGGATGCACCGGGGCCAGTATCTTGGTTACAATGGCGACCCAAGCTCGTTTGGGGATAGCGAAAACTGGTGGAGGCGAGACCCCCATGACGTAACTTATCAAGGGGTACAGTACTAATGCCAAGCGCAGCAATCACTGTCTCTGAAAACCCGGCAACCATCGAGTCTGACGCCACCGAAGCGGTTATCACAAAAAATTCTACTTTGCGGACCCTGCAAGGAGAGCTACGGAATCATGGGCCTGCTGACACGTGGCTCATGGTGAGCACGACGGAGGGGACGGCCGCTGTTACGGTCGTGACGACAGGGGCGCAGGCTCAGAGCCAAGTGCCGCTGCCGGCTGGAGCGACGTTAGCCTGGCTGAATATTTACTGGTCGATCGCGCACAAGACGGCAGGCGGCCTGGCAACGCTTTCCTGGGTGCCTGACAAGGCGCTAGACGTAAGGAGAGGCTAATGCCAGTGCCGATGGCAAGCCAACTGATTCTGGGGCCGGCCCGGTTGCGGCACGTCAAGAAGTCGTTGACTCTGACGGCCAACAACGAGACCCTGTCCCAGAACGTGTTTACCCTTACCGGCGCCATCTATGTCCTTGGTATTTGGGGCGAAGTCACTACGGTCATTGGCTCAAATCATACGGCGGCCCACCTGCGGCTGGACGACCAGACGGCGCAGATAGTCATTACGGCCGCTGCCGGTATTACGCTTTCCAGCTTGGCTGCGGGCACGATGTTTGCGAAGCTCGGGCTTGCTGCTGCGGCGTTGACGCTAATGAGTAATGCTGCCCGTGCTACAGGGCAGGGAGCCGCCCAGGACGACCTGTGCTTGCAGACGTTTCAGGTCGTCAAGAAGACCGGGGCGACGACGGACATAGAATATCGTTACTCGACCACGAACGCCCCCACGACGGGGGTCATCCTGTTCAATGCGGTGTGGCTGCCGTTATCGAGTGACGGCAATTTGGTGGCGGCATGAGGCTGACTGATGTATCCGCAAGGCGTATATGCCGACGTGTTAGCTGGGGCGCTAAAGCTGCGCACTGCGAAGAAGTCGCTAACGCTCACGGCGAATAATGAGACGCTTTCCCAAGACGTGTTCACCATCACTGGCGCCATTATCCTGTACGGGCTGTGGGGGGAAGTCACCACGGCAATTGGCTCTAACCATACGGCAGCGCACTATCGGATAGACGATCAGACGGCTCAGACGGCGATTACCGCAGCGGCGGGCGTTACGCTATCATCCCTGGCGGCCGGAACGATGATTATAAAGACCGGGCTGGCAGCAACGGCCCTGACGTTGCTTAACAATGCGGTCGGCGCGTTTAATGAAGGCTCGGCCCAGGGAGGCAAGCCCATGACGCCGATCATCCTTGTCAAGAAGACTGCCGCGACGACGGATATCGAGTACAGGTACTCCACAACGAACGCGCCCACGACGGGGGTGATCGAGCATACTGCCCTCTGGATGCCGCTCTCGGAAGACGGTAATCTGGTGGCAGCGTAACAGTAATCGCCCTACGGGCCGCACAACGGCTCGATGGCGAGAAAGGAACAGGCCATGAATACTCTCGCATTTGCACGCTTCCTGGCACGAGTCATGGTTGAAGGAGCGTCGCTGCCTCTTGCCACGGCAGACACAAACCAGATTCTCCCCGCCGTCGACGATACTCCTCTGTATCTCGGCAATGGCACGGTTACCTGGGACTTGCGAGTATATGGCTCGGCTGCCGCCAACTACATCAGCTGGGACGCCTCAGCCGATGATATGAAATTCGAAGACAACGTGTCGATCATGTTCGGCACCGGCACGACTGCGGGCCAGGGCGCAGCGGGCGACATCGAATGCCGCTGGGATGGTACGGACCTCGATATCTTGCAGCTTACTGCCAATAGCTCGATCAAATTTGGCGTTGACGGGGCAGGCATCGACATAGTCCTCTACGGCGATACGGCCTCGGCTACCTGCACCTGGGATCAATCGGCCGACTACTTGCTTTTTGCCGGGGTCGCAGGATTGCGAGTAGAGGGCACTGGCCTGATCGGCTATGGCGTTGGGGCCGGGGGCACCGTTACCCAAGCAACCAACAAGACAACCGGCGTTACCTTGAGCAAACAAAACGGAACTATCGTAATGAACGGGGCCGCTCTAGCCGCTGATACGACCGCTGCCTTCACGCTAACCAACACCCTGATTGCAGCCAATGACATGGTGATTGTCACTCACGACCTTACTGGCACCATCGGCGCCTACTCGTTCGGCGTGACTCCAGCCGCCGGCTCGGCACTGATTTCCGTTCACAACAATACCCCTGGCTCGCTGAGCGAGGCGATCCAGCTCCGGTATGCCGTCTTGAAAGGCTCAGTGACGTAGTAATGAACATCGAGACGCTCGAAGAATATGAAGCCAAGATCAAGGGCGAGGCTGTCAAGCTCCATGAGCAAATGCGGCGCTTGGCCGTCTCGATCAATCGGGCCGAAGGCGCGCTAGCGCTGCTTGCGAGCCTCAAGCATGAATGCGCCGAAGCAAACGGCGCAGTAGAGCACGCCGAGCCGTGCAAAAAAAAATAAATCAGAGATTGCTTTTCCCGTTTTGCTTGCCTAGTATATTTTCTGCTGCACTTCACTCGGACCGGGCCGAGCCATGAGATCTCTAGTAGAAAAAATCAAAGCTGTCGCCATCGAAGCCGAAGCGGGGCTTCTCTGCAAGCTCAGGGAAGCCCGCGCCAGCATCCCGGAGCATTACCTCGTTGAAGCCGAGGGGGCGATTATTGAGCCGGCAAGGCTTGGCGTCATCAAATTGGTCACGACAGTAAAAGTTATCGACGGAGACAAGTTCTGCTGGGCGGCGGCCTGCATGACGGAATGGCCTATGGATTCTAGGCCAACCTTAGCCCAAATTGCGAAACAGGTCGCCGCTTGCCATGACGAAATGATCTGCCAGTTCGTAGGAGGGAAGTCATAAATGAACCAACAGCAGCTATGCATGAGGCAGCAAGAGCGGGTGCGCCAGGCGCTGGGCCTGCTCATTGAAGAAGGCTACACGATCTCGGCAGCTGATTGGCGAGTATTCGCGGACGTGCGTGCAGCCGCCTGGGACAGCGATGAAGACGAGGCCCGCTGGGTGTACGTAGTTACTGACGGCGAAATCGGCAATGGGCTAACAGCCCGCGAATTCACGCACGGCGTCAGCGCCGTAGAGTTCTTCTTGGCTCACTGGAGGGATAATTCTCGTGTCAGGCATCCAAGTGACGTGTCCGGAAATTATCCAGAGGTCTAAATAATGCCAGAAGACATCTTAGACGACCTGCCGTTTTGCGGGATCAGCGGCGAAGCGTTTGCGATTGCCGCCCAGCAGATTTGCATGTGGCCGATCAAAAAGATTTCGTGGTCGCTTTCCGACTTGCTGCCAGGGTTGACGGAGGAGGATTGGCGCAGCGCAGTGGAGGAAGCTCTGTCGATGTGGTCTGTGGTGTGCGCCCTCGACTTTAAATACAACCCTGACGCTCGTACCGCGAACATCCTGATTACGGTGGCTCGCATTGACGGGCCTTCCGGCACGCTAGCCTGGTCTGAAATGCCGTGCTATGCAAATCCGTGGTCGAAGCTGGTTCAGAGATATGATGCCGGCGAATATCACTGGGTAAGAAGCGATAGCCCCGGACCGCAAGAGCTTGACATCGTTCGCGTCGTTGCCCACGAAATAGGCCATGCCATAGGCATCCCGCACTTGGGGCGCGGCAACCTGATGGCCGCGAACTACTCGCGGGCAGTGCGAGCGCTGCAAGCGCAAGACGTTGCTGAAGCAGTCCGCCGCTACGGGCGTCGCGCCCCTGTTCCCGTTCCTACGCCAATCCCTGAGCCGCCGGCTCTACCGCCGCCGGCAGAAGAAGGAGGAATCATGAGTCGCATCCTGAATTTGTTCAAGTTGCTGGAGAAGCTGGGGCCAATCATTGAGATCATTGCCGATCTGGTTCAGAGCGGCAAGTTGGCGATCATTCTTGATGTGCTCAAGAAGCTTGCCGATGCGCTGGGAACCAGCACGAAGGCCAAGCCGATCATGGCGTCGATGCATGAAGCCCAGGACATCAGTGAAGAAGGATTTCGAGCGATCATGAAGAGTGCGGCTTTTACCTTCAAGCTGATTGCAGCCGAGACAACGAGCACGAAACTGGACGACCAGCTGGCGGCGCTTTTTGAGCAGGCTGTACAAACGGATTGGCTGTTCGACTTGCTATGGTCTGTCTTTGCCGGTCGAACGACTGAGCTCGAAGTATCGCAGGCGTTGTGTTGCGTTGGAAGTTTTGACTCGCCTATTCCAGATGGGAGTGCATGAACATGAGCAGGTTGCCTTCTGTACTGTTTTGGCTTTGGGTGTGCTTGTGCCTGCCCGTATTCTCGCTATGGTTTTGGGCGGGCTCCTTGGTCGCTTTTGCTCCAGATAAGCCCCCAGCGCCGGCTCTACCGCGGCCGGCAGAGGAAGCCATTGAGGGCTACTATACCGTCGAAGGCGAAGACCAGAATGGTAAGTATGGCGGCATAGCGGCCATTGCCCGCCGTGGCAACGTCTATCAAATCGCTTGGCTGATAGGAAAATCAAGCGCTGTAGTCGGCACCGGGATGAGGACGGGGAACGTCCTGACGGTCGGCTTTGGAGACGGCCGAGTATCTGTCATTTGCCGTTACCAGATTGAAATGGCAGACGGCAAGCCTAAGCTTGTCGGCAAGTGGCATTCGCTGGCTGAGGCCGAAGGCAGCGAAACGATGCTCTTCCTGAAAGAATTTCCAAAGAAGGACGACAAGTAACCCTTAACCCCTAGGTGGAGCGTGGTCGACTTCCTGACTGCATTGACAGTTGCGGTGCTGTTGACGTGCATCCTGGTTTTTATCGGGGTCTTTGCGTGGCTGAGCGTCCAAGTCATCTGGGATTGTTGGCATAAGGACTTGTGGTAATGATTCGGACGCGTTGTCAGGAATGCGGCAAGACGAAGAAGCAGCCCGATACTTTTACCTTTGTCGGCTGCGTTTCTGACGAGCGCGGCATAGTGCCCATTCTTTGCACGGATTGCAAGCACAAGTTCGTTCGCAAGAACAAGCGAAGGCGCAGGTTCAGAAGAGCCCAAGAGGAATAACAGCATGATAAGTCTGGCTAGTCACTGGAGCGACGCGCTGAAGCCGCTAAGAGCATGCGAACTGTCTATCATTTGGTCGAATGCATACGACAGTCCCAAAACGGCGTGGGCGGCATGCAATCGCGGAGACTGGATGTTGTGGGTCGCGGGCAAGCTTTCTGGCCCGCCTGGAGGCAAGAAGCGTAAACCATTGGTAGCAGCGACCTGCGCATGCGCCCGCCTGGGCTTAAAGAATATCTCCGCTGGCCCGCTGCGTCGTCAGATGTCTCGTGTGCTTAAAGTTGCCGAGGCATGGGCGCATGGGCAAGCCTCTCGTGGAGATGCTAGAGAAGCTGCCGCTGACGCTCATGCTGCTGCAAAAAAAATTAAGGACCAATGGTACGACGTGCCCAATTCTGTCAGACGCATCCCCTGGAAGATCGTACAGGTCACTAGCTCCGTTGCCAGTGCCGTCGATACTGTGAACTCCATCTTCTATGCTGCTGCCATTGCCGCTATTAAGGCCACTGATATCGCTGGGGGACGAATTAATAGTGGACGCATTAATCTATCCCTCTTTGCAGATATCGTGCGGGAGCACTATCCGAATCCGCCTAAAGGAAATGGCTTGGCGTGACAAATGAGCCGTACGATTTGGACAGTCCTGGTTTTTGCCATATCGTCCCCGTGCCTGGCTGGGCCTGGGCAAGCGGTAAGCAAGGCTCTGGCAGACGCTCGGCGTCGTGGCCCTGCCGCGACATCCGTCAGATACCTCAGCCTATACGCTCTCCCGGAGGAGGCTCGGGCGGACGCTAAGAAGGCGCTCGCCTTCCACGTCAATCAGCTCAGCCGGGAAGCCGAGCTTGTCAGTCCAAGAACGATAGGCGACGATCTTTTAGCGGTCAGTCTGATCGACTACGGGTGGGACAGAAAGACCTGGGATAGGCTTGCTGACCCCTACTTTACGGTGCAGGCCATAGTGGCCTGGCCGGGCGGATATGATGACGGCACGTATTTCAAGCCTGGCAAGTATCGAGAGACGATTGCCGCCCCCTGGTTGCCGCAGGATGAACTGGCAGAGCTTCGGCTGCTAACGCAGAGCAGGAGGCCCATTTTGCGGGCCGATTGGTTCTTTGCTCAAACGGCAATCCAGGAAGGGCGGCAAGTCGGCTACTACGACATGCTCGGTATCGGCAAGAAACGAGACGACTTCGACAAGCTCATTGCCCTCAACCGAGCAGACGCAACGCGGGTCCGAAAGGAGATAGGGGCTATTGTTCAGTCAAGTATCGTGGCCCTTAACAACAGGCAGATATTCAGATTCCAGGCAACAACCGGGGCTTATTGGGAGACTAGGGATTCGAAGCAGAGCATCGACAAGAATAACGCTTTACGGCTTCTAAATGGAGACTACAGCTATGACGCGCAGGAAATCTATGGGACGCTCCCAAATGGACTATTTGCTTTCTTCCTGGGCGATGGTCAGGGAAACCGCGCCAACTTCGCTCCGCCAGAAATCGCCTCAGACGGGCAGAGTACCTCTACCGATAGGCGCGTACACATCGGTCTGTCCTGCGTGCGGTGCCATCGGCCCGGCATCCAGGCCATCGACTGCTGGGCCAGGAAGACCTATCGGAACGAGTTGCAGCTGCAAGCAGTAGACCCGTTTCGGCTCCTGCGCCTCAAGCAACTGTATCTGTCCGACCTTGACCGGTTCATTAAGCGAGACCAGGACGATTATGCCGACGCCCTCAAGAGGACAAATGGCCTGTCCCCGCTGGAGAATAGTCGGCTGTTTTCTGCGTTTTATTCACGGTATAATGATGAGGCAAGGACCTTGCAGGACGCCGTTCGTGAGACAGGCTACAGAGAGGAGCAGATTCGAGAAGCAATTGGAAGGCAAGTCAAGGCCGGGCTGGCTGATCCGGTCTTGGCCGGGCTGATTCAAAAGCCGCAGCTTCCTTTGCGACTTGAGCACTGGGAAGAAGCATTCCCGATCCTGATGGATTGGCTGAAATGAAGGGGATAAGATGCTGAAACGATTTGTTGCTCTTTGGGCGCTGCTGCTGATAGGCGGAGGGATCGTCTTGGCCGATTGCAACAACGTCCGCCGGCAGCAAGTTGTCGTGCCGGCCCAAATAGTCGTCCCGAGCTACGGGGCCGGCTACCAGTCTCAGCAAGACAGTGAGCTGCTTAGGCAGATTCTTGAGGAGCTGAAGGCGCTGAGGCTGGAGCTGTCCCAAGGCGGCTTGAAGACGGACGGGCTTACGGTCGTTAAGAATGAGTGCGCCCGCTGCCATGCCGAGCAAACGGCCGGCAAGAAAGGCGGCGGCTTTGTCCTGTTCGAGAAAGACGGGGCCGCAAGCGTTCTAAGTCTGGAGCAGAAGAAGCTCGTGACGTTGCGAGTGTCGTCCTCGGACCCGGCGCAGCGGATGCCTCCTGATCGGCAATTGGCGGATGGCAGGCGGTCGGCAGTGATACGTTTCCTGAAAGGAGAATAGGCATGCCAGCACGAGATGAGCCCAGCGCATTCGGAGAAGGCTGCGATGCCAGGATTGCGGGCAAGACCGCTAAAGCGAACCCGTATGAGTCTGGAAACCTTAGAAAAAGCTGGCAGCATGGATGGCAAGACGTGGCTTACAATTGGGCCAAGATGGCGCGATGGCCTTACATGAAACTGCCCCCTGTTTGTGGGGAACCAATAACGAAAGGAGCGAAACCATGAACTACAAGGAGGCTATTGCCGAGGCACTCTCTGGGCGACCCACGGCCAAGCTGCTTCTCAAAATGTACTGCCCGCGCTGCGGCAAGTATTCGGAGGTCGACGAAGCTATATTAGGCACGCCGACATGCGATTGCTGCACGGTGCGCCTCATGCCGAGCGACAAAAGCCCTCTGCCTACGGAGCCTGAGCGCGGATGCGATACGCGAGCAAATCCGTTCTACAACACGAACCACGGAAGAGATTGGTGATTGCTTTGAAAGGAGCTTCAAATGAAAACGTTTGCTTCTCTCGCCTTGCTTAGCATTTGGCTGGCTTGGCCACAGGCCGCCCAGGCATGTGACCTTGCGGTGCAAGCGGTCGTGGTCGGCCAGCCAGTGTTTGCCCAGCCCGTCGTGGTTGTGCAGCCGTTCCGGTCGTTCACTGCCTTTTCTGCCTTCCCCCAGGTTGTGGCCGTCCGGCAGCGGCCCGTGTTCGTTCGGCAGAGACAGCAAGTGATTATCCAGCAGCGAGGTCTCTTCGGCCTGCGCGAGCGGATCATCATTCGGTAGGGAGCAACGCCTAGGCTGGAGCGTCCGTGCAGAAACTACTAACGTGCGCAAAGCGCGTCGTTTAACGGGATCGCAAGCCGCTCCACCTAGGCGCCTAGCTTCGGTAGGAACCAACAGCTTGTGGTTGTTGGGAGGGTGTATGCCGCCCCGGCGCCTGGCTGGGCGCCGGGGCCTTTTGGATAATCATCATGTACGAATATAAGGCAACTCTGCTGCGCGTGATTGACGGGGACACGATTCATCTGGACGTTGACCTTGGCATCGATATTCATGTGCACTTGACGATTCGCCTTGCTGGGATAGACGCGCCAGAAATGGGGACGCCAGCAGGGCAGGCGGCCAAGGATTGGCTGATAAACCGGCTCGGCTCCAAAACTGTTTACGTCGATACGGTCAAAGACCGTAAGGAGAAATACGGTCGCTACTTAGGCTGGATTAGCACTGATGCCGACCCGAGAGCGCCGTACGTCAATCAGGAAATGGTTGTGGCCGGGCACGCTGTTGAACGAAAATGAAAGAGAAGCTGGTAGAACTGGCATTTCCTCTAGCCGGCTTGCATGAAGCGCAGTCGCTTGCCAAGCAGCCTGCCGGCACCACGCCTGACTGCCTGAACGTCGTCGCCTGGGACCCGCGTTCAGGACGCAATCAAGGCGGCTCCCGATCCGGCTCAACCAAGTATCAGCCAGATCAAGTCAACGGCTCAATCTCAATCCAGGAAATCAGCCATGCCACAATGGACGGCTCGCAGATGGAACAGTTCGGCTCAGGGCTTACCTACCTGCACGGCACGTCCGGCACGACCCACCGTTTTGACATAGCCGACGTGGACGGTACGTCTTTCTGGGGCGTCCCCGGCCCTGCTTCCGGCGAGCACGGCTTCATGGATGCGGTTTTCGATCAAGAGAACAGGATGTACGTCGCCCAGGAAGATTCCCAGGGGCCACACACCGCAGCCGAGGGCCTGCGGGTCCGAAAGTATGCGATAGACGCTCTGACCCCTGTCATAGACCCTGGCTCGGGCACGCAGTGGAGGGCGACCCGTGTCGAGAAACTAACCGGCACCAAGGCGGCCCCGGAAAAAAGTCACGTAATTTGGGACTCCGGAAACTTGGCCCCAGCAAGCCTTGATGCTTCCAACAAATCGGCCTGGGGAATAGCAGTAGATGGATATGTGTACGTTCTCTGGAACTCCACCGGGACCACGTTAGCATCAATTGTTCGGCTTGACCCGTATACGGGGGATGTTGTTGGCACCAATCCCTGGCTCCAGAGCACGCTTTTCAACATGCGAGCCGGGTACATCCCTCTCAATTCTGGGATGGCGATAGGCGGCGGAATCATTTCAATTGCCGGTTACGACCAAGCAAATTCGTCCGTAAAGTTGACGATCATCACGCAATCGACCGGGGCCGTTGTAGCAAACGTTACCATAGTAGCCGCCGTTACGGATGCAGGCGTATCCGATGTCGCCGTCGATGCCAGCGGCAATACCTACGTCTGCTATCAAACCGGCTCCGGGACGGCCAGCTCACGACGAACACTTTTCGAGTCGCACACGACGGAGGCGAATCGAATCCAGGCATGGAACTCTAGCGGTACGTCGTTATGGACGACTACAACGCATACGGCTGTTCAGTCAGTTTGCTGGGATAAGATTTTCGAGCGTCTGGTAATTTGCGGACGCACTCTCTTCGGCACGGCCAACCGCAGCGTAGCCATCATCGCCGCGGCTGACGGCACTCTCTCTTCCAGCGCCGACCCCGGCTCCATAACGACCGGCTACTGCGTACGTCCTGACGGCCGGGGCGGGTACATTCTCGGCTCTGCTTCCGGGGTCTACCAGAGAATTGACTCCGCACTTGCCCAGACTTGGACAAAAACCTTGACTGGCTTTTCTGGCTATAACATTGCCACGGCCGCATATTCGAGCACGAAGGCAGCAGGCTCCAGCAAGCGCGTAACTCGCATCTTCGCAGTGGCAGGCGGCAATGTTATCGGCTTCGACAGAAGCGGCACAGTTGCCGTCGCCTCTGGGGGAGGCAATGGCGCGCTAAACGACATCGCCGCCCAGGTATTTGCGACCCAGCTCGGCAGCCGTGTTTATTTTGCCGACGGGGTTAACGAGAAACGGTACGACCCTGCCAAGCATCTGGTCGAAACCTGGACGGCCTCCGCAGGCACGCTCCCGACTAATGGAGCAGACAAGCCGAGGCTGGTAGAGGCTTGGCGCGGCCGTCTCATGCTGTCTGGGATCAAGAGCGACCCCGACAACTACTTCGGCTCTAAAGTAAATGACGCGCGCGATTTCGATTACGGGGCGGCAACCGTAACGGAGCTGATGGCGTTTGCCGGGAACAACGCTGAAGCCGGCAGGCCGCCAGACATCGTTAACGCCATCAAGGCTCTTAACGACCGGGAGTTTATCTTTGGGTGCGATCATTCGATTTGGCAGCTCACAGGCGATCCGATGGCCGGCGGCCGGCTCAATATCATATCCGACACTATCGGGATGGCTTGGGGGAGGCCGTTCTGCCGAGATGCCAAAGGCGTGCTGTATTTCTTCTCAAGCCGGGGAGGCGTCTATGCTCTGGCCGGCGGGGAAATAACTCCGATAAGCCAAGCAATCGAAGATCGGCTCGCCGAAGTTAATATCGGCAGCACAATAATCCGAATGCTTTGGGATGACCGGCAGCGAGGCTTCTACCTGTTCCTGACGCCAGGCAACAAGCGCACAAAGACTACGCATTTCTTCTGGGATCAGCGCAATCAAGGCTGGTGGCCCGTCCGGTTCGAAAACACTAACCACAATCCAAAAAGCGTCTACATATTCGATGGCGACAGCCCGGCGGACAGGGCGCTACTTTTCGGGGGCTGGGATGGGTACGTTCGCTACCTGGACATCGACGCAGACGACGACGACGGGGAGCCAATCAATAGCCACGTCCTTTTCCCGGTACTTGGCGCCGGCCAGGCGTTCATGCTAAAGGAGCTGCAATGTACGCTGACAACCGGCGGGGAGCCAGTCGACTGGTCGGTACAGCTTGGCGATTCGGAGCAGGCCGCGTTTGCTGCGGCCGCAAGCGAATCAGGGAGGTTTACAGCAGGACGAAGCAGAAGCCAGTTTATCAGACGGCATGGCCACGCAGCTTACGTCAGGCTGTCGCAAGCACAATACCCGAATCCAAACGCCGTGTGGTCGCTGGAGGCCCTGCGAGCCGTGATTATGCCGTCCAGCACCGTCCGGCAAAGACAGGTGTTTTGAGTGGAAAGCGAAGAGCCGCCGATCCAGAAAGAGCCGACGCCTGACTTACAGCAAGCCCGGTGCCCGCTATGCAACGGCCCCTTGATTATGGTTTTGGAAAATGTGTGGATTTGCAAGTGTCGCCATGATTATCCTTGTCTTGCAAAACACGACGACGACCCTGGAGCTGGAGCCGGCTAGCGCTCCTGATGCTGACGTGCCGGTGCACGTAAGCTTCCTGGAGCAGATTGACCAGGCCCAGCTGACCAAGGACCGGTCTTTGGCCGAGCTGCAAAACATACAAAAGCAGCATAGCCGACTGGTCAGCGGCTCGGCCACAGCAGCAACCGTCCTTAGCGCCCCTGCCGCCGGCCGCCGGCGCGGCATTCTTTCCGTCTACTTTCGCAACACGCACTCGGCAAGCCTTAATTATCGGCTACGCGTCAAAGACACGGCTGCAACGCCTGCCTCTGTGGACGTTCGCTTCACCTTAGCCACCCTGGACGTGCTTGTGTGGGATTCAGGGGGGCTTAAAATTTACGACGATGACGGCAGTGTACGGACCGTAGGGGCGGCGGTGTCAACTCACAATGTGCTGTCAGTAACGCATGGCGACACGACGGCAAGCACAGTCGCCCGTGGCGACTTGATTGTTGGCACCGGAGCCGTTGCGACCTGGGATAACCTTGTCGTCGGCGCAGCAAGCCGCTTTTTGCAGTCCGATGGGACCGATGTCTCTTGGGTCGCTATGTCAGGGGATGCGACGTTAGCGGCAGGCGTCATCACGGTTGCTGCTAACGCCATCGGCAACACAAAGCTGCGCGACAGCGGGGCACTGTCCGTCATCGGCCGCTCTGCAAACTCGGCAGGCGATCCAGCAGATATTTCAGCAACAGCCGCAAGCGACGCAGTTATGCGCGAAAGCGGGTCGGGGCTTGGCTTCGGAACCGTGGCTACTGCGGGAATCGCCAATGATGCGGTGACATACGCCAAAATTCAAGACATTAGCGTGACTGAACGATTGCTTGGCCGCAACTCAGCCGGGGCAGGCGATCCGCAAGAAGTAACGGCCAACATGGTGCTCAACTGGATCGGCTCGACGCAGGGGCAAATTCTCTACCGCAATGCAGCTAACTGGACAGTTCTGAACCCTGGCACGGCAGGGCAAGTTCTGGAAACCGCCGGGGCCGGGGCGAATCCTGCTTGGGCGACAGGCGGTGGCGGGGCGGCGGCAGCAACGCAAGCGGAAATGGAAGCCGCCAGCTCCACCACCGTTTACGCATCCCCTGGCAGAACTCAAAACCATCCTGGAGTCGCTAAAGCGTGGAGTTCCTTCAGCGGCACGTCCGGAGCGCTGGACGTGCCTGACTGGAACATGGATGACTCGACTGATAGCGGCACCGGCGATTTTACGGCGAATTTCACAACGGATTTCTCTGACGCCAACTACGCGATTACCGGCATGTGCCGAGGCACAGCCAATGATATGACTCTTGCCGTTCAATCGCTCACTACCGCGCCGGCCGTTGGCAGCTGCCGGCTTCGGATACTCGACACTTCGGCAACCCACAACTATACGGATTGCACGACGGTGTTTGTGTGCGCCCACGGAGACCAGTAATGGCGATCATAGTTTTTCGAAACGGCACTGGCCTGCCGGAGTATCCGCCGGACCATATTCGCGTGATTGAGCTGAGGCCGGGGGCCGACCCTCTCCTCGTGGCCCAGCTGGCGATGTCAGGGGATCCGACCCTGAATAACTATGTAGGGGTCGCCGATAGGCCGGCCGCAAGAAGTGTTACGGTCAACGGGGCCAAAGGCCGTTGCAGCGCTCGCAACTGCTGGCGGTGGAATGGCAGCCAAGTACAGGTGGACATGCCGCTGTTGCGCTTAGAATATCTGCGCGTGCTTCGGCAAGAGCGAGACGCCCGGTTGCTGGCAAGCGACGGCCCTTGGATGCGGAGCGTTGAGCGCGGCCTGCCAGCCGAACGCCCACAATGGGAAGCGTATCGGCAGGCGTTACGCGACTTGCCTGCTGCTGTGGCAGCTGATTTGCCGGCGCTCGCAACGCCGGAGGCCCTGGAAGCCTATATGCCGGCTTGGCCGGTGGAGCCGTAACGCGTGGACGGGGCGATAACAGTCGTGCTGCGGTTCAGCCCGGACATTGAAGCCGCCGTGGTGCGGGCAATCGACTATTGGTGGGCGCCCGTGGCGGCGCTCGTGCTGGCCGTCCTGCTCGTCATCATCGTTCGCCGGAGGAAGCCGTGACTGACATAGCCATGCCGCCGACGTTCGCCGGGGCCTTCATCCTGGTTTTCATTACGATGACCGGTCTGGTTGTGTGGATCGTGAAACGCTTGTTCGACCACACGATTCCGGAGCAGCAGAAGCTATTCAAGGAGGAGCTGGCTGCCGAACGCTCCGTATGCCAGAACCTCGGCGAGATTATGCAGACAAATCAGCGGGCAATCGAAAAGACCCTGGAAATTTCGACGGAAATACTTACGATGATACAGCGTAACGGCTCAGAAAAGAGGTGAGCTATGGCTTTTGCGCTCGGAGACCCATTATTTGGCGGCGGCTTCAACTTCGCCGGCGGCGCATTTGGCGGCGCGCCTGGCGCCGGCCCAGGCGGGTTCCAAGGCGTCGGAGCCCCAATGTTTGGGGGCGGAGGGTTTGGCCCGGGCCCCTTAGCAGGGGCGCTAGGCGGAATTGGCGGAGGCTTCGCCGGCCCCTTTGCTGGGGGTGCCGGCGCACTAGGCGGCTTTGGGGGCGGTGGCTTTGGAGGCTTTGGAGGGGCGCTTGGCGGCCTCGGCGGCGGTGCCGGAATTGGCGGCGGCGTATTTGGCGGCGCCCCAGGCGCCGGTCCAGGCGGGTTCCAAGGCGTTGGAGCTCCAATCTTCGGCGGGGGAGGCTTCGGTGCGCCTCGGCCGCCCATGCCCGCGCCTAGGCCGCCGATGCCGGGCTGGAGCGGTCCAAGCGGCTTCTACAGTTCGTCAAGCCCTGGCTCGAAAGGCGCCGTGCCAAGCTGGGCAGGCCCCGGCTGGGCCGGGCAGGCCAGCAACAGCGGCTACATCATCAATCGGCCAACAAGCTTCAATTACGCCAATCGCCAAAGCCCAACCGGCGGAATTGGCGGTGGCGCCACCGCCTCTCTCTGGGCGAATTACCAGCAGAAAATGCACGAGGCCAACGAAGAAAACAAACGACGTTACAATGAGCTAGTCGGCCTCTACGATCAGAGACGCGCACGCTCAATGGCAGAGATCGACAAGATGTCAGGCCAAGAGACGGCAGATGTCAACAAGAGGTTCGATCAGATGCAAGGCGCGCAGCAACAGAGCCTTATGGATAGAGGCTTAGGCAATACTACTGTCGTTGAAGCAACCAAGCGAGGGGTCGAAGCGGACCGGTCGGCTGATTTGCGAAGACTTGGCGACCTGGTTGCGCAACGGCGTCGGGAAGCGGACATCCAGCCGGACCTGGACAAGCTGCAATTCATGGAGCGGCGGACAGACGCCGCGCCACAGATGGACATGATGGCCCAGCTGGCAATGAAGGCCGGAGCAGGCGGCTACGCTCCAGGAGCGGGCTACGGGACAACCTCGGCCGGGGTCGCCACCGGCGGCGTAAACTTGGCCAGTTTGCCAGCTTCAGTGAGAGAAGCGCTCGCCAAGTCGGCACAGTTCAGGTCGCAATTCGGCAGGGCATAAGGAGAAGATCAAAATGAACAACGCCGTGCCGCATTTCATCGATGAGTTGAACACGCTTTTGAACCGATTTCGTGAAGAGTACGAGATGACCTACGCAGAAGCAATCGGCTGCCTATTCCTGAAATGCCATGACCTGGCAGATGAAGCGCAAACAAAGGCTGACGAGCCAGATGAAGAAACTCAGCCAGAGGACGACAACATAGCTCCAGATTGAGCAAGTCGCGTACAGGGCCGAGCGACTACCCTCCGGGGTTCGGCCTTCGGGGCCTCCTGGGCCTCGCAGCCAAATCAGGATTGCCTCTCGGCATAGCCTTGGCGTGACGCCTTGGCGCCGCAGGAAACAGAGGCTTTGCCCCGGTTCGCTGGGTATGGTATCGACAACACGGCCCGGCAACCGTTAGAGCGCGGGGTGAAATCTATGGCGCGCTCCAAATAAGTTGCCATGGACGGTTGTATACCGGCACCGACTCCTCCGGGGGTCGGTGCGCTTACGGCTGGCGACTTGCTGCTTTGATCAGTGGGGTTACCACTGTGGCGGCCATTCAGTCTACAGAAGTTTTCGCTTCGGAAATGCACCTCCGAGGGGAGTTCCAGGCATGGGCCTGCTTCCGGCGCAGGGCAACGCCCATGGGAGAAACAGATGATTAAATGGCTTGACTCAGAACCAGACTTGGCGGACGGCACGACCTTCTACTATCATCTTGTTAAGGCAAAAAATCGCTACGAAGTGCGAAAGATTTGCAATGAAGCATGGTTAATCCTGAATTGGGATGCGCTTCACCACAAAGAAAGGCTGTTCCTTCGTTTTGCGGTTCTACAGCAGTATAGTTCGGACATAAGCGGGGAGAGCATCCAAACTAAGTGCGTGTTTCATGGTGAAGGGTTCTCAGGGAATCTCAGAGAATGCCGTCATACATGGTGGGGCGAGAATGGCGAAGGCTACATTTTCTTCCCGCGCGCAATGGTAATCAAAGCTGCGCTAGAAATGCTCGGCGAGTTTTTTGACCTATAGGCCAGAGGTGTTGAGATGAAGCCAATCGTTCTCGTCTTGATGGAGCCGCCACCTGATAGCCTTGAGGGCCGGACGTTCCAAGCCCATATCCTGCCGGGGAACAAGGTTCTGCTCTACCTAGTGGAGTTGCCCGAAGCGGCCCGCTGCAACGCGCTGCTTTACGGGGCGGAAGGCATTGGAGAGCAATGCGGGAGAAGGGTCGGACACGAAGGCCAACACTGCTGGACGCAATAAGTCGGGAGGTGCTGAAATGAACCCCGGCTTGGTCTACTGGAAGACAAGAACTCCCGGCATTATCCTGACCTCGCTGGTGGGCAACGATGAGCTAGAGCAGCTGGCGGAGGGACGGGACAAGGATGGCTGCAAGGCCAACCATGTCGTTTGCCGGAGGTGGCGCCCATACGGCGTAACCCACTGGTCATGGTCACCGGATGGGCCTTGGCAAGAGATAGGAGATAATCATGCCGATTCGCGTTGAATATGAGCCTAATCTTGCGCTGATTGGCGCTGTTGCCCAGGGGGCCGGCTACGGGGAGCATTTGAAGGGGCAGCAGGAGTTCGGCCTCAAGCAGCATCAAGTCATGGCTGACATTGCGGCCAAGGAGCAGCAGCAGCAGCTCCAGGCTCGCGAGATGGCCATGAATGCCCAGATAAGCATGGCCAAGCTGGCCCAGGCCGACCGCGAAGCTCAGTCTCAGAATGCGATGAAGCAGCAAGGCATGATGGCTGACCTCTGGAAGTCCAGCCAGAGCCAGAGCTTCGAGGCTGCGCAGCAGATGTTTCAGGCTGATGAGCGCCGGGAGGGGGCTGCCAGCGATTTTGAGCGGCGGGCTCTCCTCGAAGCTCAGGACACTTATGGCCGAATGCGCATGGAAGGATACGAGTTGCCGGCCGGCCAACAAGCTGAATTGGATAGAATTGGCCGCCAGATTTCTCACGTCAACCAAAACCGGGGCCAGTACGGCGGGCGCCTTGCGGACCAAACGATTAACGGCTTGATGGGCCAGCAGAGGACCATCTACGAAGGGGCCTCGTTCAACAGGAAGCAGCAAGGCCCGACGATTGAGGAGAATTTCAACAAGAACACCTACCCGGACCCGGAGGGCCAGGGCAGGTGGACCCTGAACAAGAACGGCGACTGGAACCTGGAGAAGTACCAGGAAAGTCCGCAGGTAAAGGCGCAAAGGGAGCAGGCGTCGAGACAGGCCGAGTTGCAGCAAAAGCAACAGCAGGCCGAGGCTGTCGCGCGCCTGGAATATCAACGGGACATGACCGACTTCTACTCGAAGCCGAAGATGGAATGGCGCAAGGTTGGTGATGAGATGGTGAACGTGGAGGTCCATCCTGATCCGGACCATGTGCAGCGGCAGGTTCAGGGTCGAATGCACGCATTCGACCAGAGGGTAGCAGCAGACAAGTACGAAGCAGAAGCCCAGCAGGAATGGATGAAACAGACTGGCAGCATGCATGGATATAAGCCGGGGGCTCTCATGGGGCCTGAGCATCCGATGGCTGGCAACCCGTTTGTCGGCGGCCAGGCCGGGCCAGCTCAGGGGGCCGGGGCAGCCCAGCAAACCGGCGGCGGCGGCGGCTGGGCGCGCAAATCGCAAGAAGAGCAGGAATTTGCTCTGGGGACACGAGCAACGGCCGACATTGTCAGGAGCGCTGTTAGCCTTGCGACCAAGACGGTCGCGGAGGCTAAGACCCCCCAGGGGCGGCAAGCGGCAGAAGCTTATGTTAGGTTTGCGGCTCGCTTTGGGTCGGTAGAGAAGATGACAGCCGACGCTGTTGAGGAGTTTGAGAAAGTCATCCCTGAACTGGAGATGCCTCAAAATCTAAAGAATGACTTATTGGCTGCTGCTGCCAACCGCAGGGCAAAGCTTCGAGAGGCGGAAGAGAAAAACGAGCGGGAATTGCAGGCGGCACTTAGAAAGCAAGAGGCCGCGAGCGGCGGCGGCCTTATTAGTGGATGGCCTGGCAGAGTCGCGAATACTGCAACAGGATGGGCGGGCAGAGTCGGGAATACCCTTGGCCTTAGATGAGGGCAAAATGAAAGATTGGTCTGGCGGCTTTCTAGGGTCCGACTTCGTTACAGAAGAAGCAGACGATAAGTTTGGCGGTTTTCTTGCCGGCTCGGACCTAAAGGCTGGCCGGGAAGAGCGCGGCCGCATGTTCGGCGAAGCCCTATTCGAACACGCCCGCAATGATCCGGCGCGGGCGGATGAAGACGAAGGGGCATGGCATGCTCGGAAGGCGAAGGAGCTGGAGTCGTCCTTCCCTGATTTTCAATCGGCCCCAGCTTTAGAACACATCAAGAAGCTTTCCCCTTTGTATGAAAAAGCCAGGCAGTTCCGCCTAGAAGGGCTTGGCACGACAACTCGTGGCCTGAATCGTCTTGCTGCTATTCCCAGGGAAGACCGCGATACGTTCTTGCAGATCGTTGCCGACGTTGCCAAAAAGGAAGCCGATCCATCGAGCTACGGCGAGCAGATGTTTCGCGGGTTCGGCCGTGGCATAGGCAGCCTTGGCGAGAAGACTCGTGAGTTCGTGCGCGGGCAGATTGACGAGCCAATGGATAAGTACACGCCTAACCCGCTTGGCTTAGCGGACAAGATGGGCCTGACAAAGGGCTTGAAGCGCACGCCGGAAGAGAAAGAGATTGCTGAGTATGCACGCAAGATCGGCAAGACCCTGGCCGGGGAAGAGACGGCGGCTTACGAGAAGTCGATGACCGGCGACCCGACCTGGCTGCGCTGGAGCAAGCAGGGCACCATTGGCCTTGCGGAGAACGTGCCGCAGATGGTCTACGGGGCAGCCGCTACGGCTGTCGGTGGGCCGGCGGCAGGCATTGCTTTCTTCTACACGCAAGCCGTTCCCGAGCTGGAGGGGGAGTTCAAGGATGCCGGCTTCTCGAAAGAGAATAGCCGGAACATGGCGCTGCTGGCTGCGGCCCCGTATGCAGTTGTCGAGCAAGTGCTTGGCTTCCAGAAGGCTTTGAGCGGGCCAGCCAAGAAGACGATGCTGCAAGGCTTTATGAAGCACTTGAAGCATCACACGAAGGAGTACCTGAAGACGGGGGCGGAGGAGTTCACGGAAGAAGCAATGCAAGAAGGCATTGGGATCATCTCGAAGCGGGCATTGCACGCGATGGAGAAGGAAGGCGACTTCGACTGGAAGAAAGAGTTCGACCAATCAGCTGATTCGCTGGCCAAAGCTGCCAAGACAATTGTGTTCATGGGGGCTGGCACGACGGCCGTTACGGCCGCTCGTGATGCCGGGGCCGCCCCGCCTCTTGCGGTGCCCCCGGGGGCCATTCAACTGAAGACGGAGCAGTTGCCGCCGGCTGGGCCGGATGAAGCTAGGCGCGCTGCCGGTATCGCCCAGCTTGAAGCCCAGGACGAAGCCCAGCGTGCGGAGCTCGACGCGCAGCTTGAATCGCAGCGTGCGGAGCTCATCCCCCAGCAGCCGGCTGGGCAGGAGATTGTCGGTCGTGGGGCGCCTGAGTCGCCGACGCCTGGGGCCGCGCCTAAGCCCGCCGCGCCTACCCTTGAAGAGGATGTTGCGGCATATGAAGCCAATCAGGCCCGCATTGCCGAAATGACGCAAGCCGGAGCCATCGACACGCCAGAATTTCAGGCCGCCTTCCAACTCAATGAAGACATCAAGAATCGTCATGGCGGGCTCCCGCCGAAACTACTTGAACAGAAAGGGAAACCACCGGCCGCTGCCGGCGCGGAGCTGCTTGGAGCGGCTCCGCTTGCCGCTCCGCCATCTGGAGCAGCCGCGGCTCAGCTGGCCGCCGATCCTGAAGGCCCTCTAGCCACGGCCGTGCTCAGCCTCTTGAGCAAGAGAGTTCAAAGCAAGCGAACCCTGGGGCCTCGGCTTGCCGAAGCAATGGGGCGCAAGTATACGGCCAAGGAGCTTGAGCCGGTGCTCGATGCGCTGGAGAAGGCCGGCAAAATCCGAACGCTGCCGGTCAGCGCCGCGAAAGAACGCAAAGGCACTGGCAAAGAATACGTTATTGTCGGCGAAAAACCGACTGCTCCAGTACAGGCGCCGTCGGAAGTTTCTAAGCCCGTCCAGGAGGCCGGCAAGAGTCCGGCGGAGCTAGAAGCCGCTGTTTTATCGGAATTTGAAGAGCTGCTGCGTGAGAAGTACGGCCACGCCCGCCTGGTCCCAATTCATGAGGTGCGTCGGGCTGTTGTTGCTAAGCTTGGGCCTGCTGCTGGGCGCCATGATGTTTTTGATTCAGTTGTGAACCAGCTACGTCGGCAAGGTAAGCTGCGAATGGTCCCGATCAGTGATCTTCGAGAGGCTTCCGCCGAGCAACTCAATGAGTCGATACCTGGGGTAATGGAAACCCTTTTCTATCTAGAAGCTCCTGTTAAACAGAAGGAAGCCAGCCCGCAGAAGACGAGCCGGGCTCCGTCGGGGCCGTCGCCCGTGTCGCCGACTGCCGCCTTGGCTGAGGGCGAAGTCGATAAGTTGGGCGGCGAGAATATCGAGAAGGCCGAGCAGGCTGGCATCGACCCGAAGGAGCTGCTGGAAAAAGCTGAAGCGATTCAGAAACGCAATCCAAAGCTGCCTTGGGACAGTGCAGTAGCTTCGGCCTTCGCAACCCTTGAAGGGGGAGAGCAGGCTGCTGCATCTCTGCCTGGACTTGAAAAGGAAGGCGCGGGGCCGAAAGAAGCTCCGGGAGCGCGGCCAGCGGACGCTCGGCTAATGACCATCGTAAAAGAGGGGCTGGATCGCTCGAAGCTGCCGGAACGGAAGAAGAGAAAATGGCTGGCCATTAAGGAGAAAATCTTCCAGGCGATGGGCACGTCAAAGCTGGCAGTAAGCTTGCTGAAGGCTGGCTTGAAAAAAGCAACCTTTTTTTCCAGCAACTGGGAGCTGTTTGTCACGGCGCGACGCGAAGCAAGAGGGCAAAACGTGCAGCTGTACGACGCGCTCGAGGAGCAAGGATTGGAACTATCAGGACTATACAGACCAGCTCCTAAAGAAGTGCTTTTAGACGGAAATACCGGCGCTTATGGGCACGAAGACGGGCACGCTATTGACCATGGGAGCAAGGAAGTAGTTTTGCCGGGGAAGCCTCTTGGGGTGAGGATTTCAGAGACTGAGGATTGGGGCAAGGCGCTTATCGAGGCGAGGGCGAAAGGTGACGTTGGTTTGTCCTGGAGGCTGGATAACTATATAGCGAACGAATCAGAGTTTTTTGCCGAGTGCTGCCAATGGATGTACCAAGGTGGTCTCTCCCCAGCCAGATTCCGCCGCAAGTACCCTGCGGCAGCAGCGGTCTTCGATAAATACGGCTTGATGCCTGCCGGCGGGACGGGTCTTTGGTCTTCGATCAAAGCAGTCATTGTCGCCAGCATTGATACTGGCTACGAGATCATGGACTTCGCTAAGAAGTCTGTGCGCGGCTTTCTCGGCATGGCGGGGCCTACCGTTCAAGAGGGGCGTCTACAGAAATTCTATGATGCCCAGAAGAAGCTGGAAAATGTTGAACCATTCCATCCGAAATTGATATCGAAAGTTCTCGAAAAGGAGGGCTGGCGGACACTCAAAAACGCCTATCATCGCTGGTTTTCCGGCCCCGGTCACATTCTCGGCGAAGATGTTCGCAAAGCCGCACTTCAGAAGTTACCGAAGATGCGAGCGAAATTGAAGGCTGCCGACTTGCTGATCGGTGACCTGGACAAGGCTGCTAAGCAAGCCTGGGGGACGAAGCTGCGAGATTTGTCTCCGGAGAATGAAAAGCTCATGAATGAGGCCGCCAAGGGCGACATCGACGCAGCTGAGGCCGCCGCACAGCTTGCTACCGCAGCAGGTGCCATAAAGGCCGGCTTGGTTCTTGAAGCTTATCAAGATCAGGTGTATTACAAGACGCTTAGCCTAACTCAGGCCGAGGCCCTGAAGGACTTGCCTGCCGACGTGCGCGGCGCGCTCCAGACGCTCAGGAGCTACGTCGATTCTCTGACCCAAGAGATGATCGACCTGGGGATGATTGACGCCCCCTTGCAGCTGATCTTAGAGAAGAACAAAGGCTTCTATTTGAATCGCAGCTATCAGTCTCAGGATGATCCTGGCTGGGCCGACAAAGTTCCTGAGCCTGTCCGCAATATTGCTAAGGCTTGGCTGCGGCAGCAAGCGGCAGCCAACCAGATAACGTTATCGGATGAAGAGGTTGAGGCTGAGATTCAGAATCTGCTGATGGAAGGCAAGTCGCGCGAGAAAGCGGCTCTTGGCACGCCGATGCAGTTCTTGTCCAGCTATCGCGTCAAAGGTAAAGACCTGAAAATCTTGGCCGCTCGGCATGAGGTGCCAAAGGAGCTGCGTGACTTGCTCGGCGAGTACAGCTCCATCGAAGTGCAGTTCGCTCGAACCGTCGAGCGCATGGTACGAACTCTGGAAGAACACCGCTGGCTGAAAGCCGCTTCGGAGATGGGCAAGGGTACGGTCTTCTTTGATACGGCGGCAGGCGTTACGGCCGCCTTTCCTGGCTCTGAGCCGACTCGCATTGGCAAAGGCCAGGAAGTGCTCGCTCCGCTCGGCAACAAGTATACGACAGTTGACATCAAGCGAGCCTTTCTCGACTTGTACGATGGCGGGCCTAACTGGCATCCGGCCCTTCGGCTGTTCCTGTGGTTGAACAGCCGAGTCAAAGCGGCTATGACCATATTCTCTACGACCACGGGCATCCGCAATATCCAGGGCGGGATCCAGATTTGCTTGAGCCAAGGCGACTTCCGGGTTAATTCCGAAGGCATGAAGGCTGTCAGCCAGTTCCTGGGCATGCGCGATACTCCTGAGTCACGCAAAGAAATGCTCCGGCTGATTGAGTTGAACATTATCAGCCCATCGGTTACAGCCGGCGAATTGCAGAGTCACCTGGACGACGTTTGGGGCAAGGAAGGCTTGCGGTCTGAGTGGGGCCTGCCGACGGGGAAGGGCTTGATTGCAGGGGTGGAGCGAGTGGATAAAGCAGCCCTCCAGACAGCCGGGAAAATCTATGGTGCTCAGGACGACTTCTTCCGCATGGCCCGCTACTACAACGAATTGGCGAATTACAAGGCAGCCAATGACGCGGCCGGCCTGAGCCTCTCGGAGCAGCAAGAGCAGGCGGCCGAGCGGGCGTTGAACACCTACCCGACGTATGACCAGATATCGAAAGTGGTACGGGGCCTGCGGCACTTTCCATTAGTCGGCATGTTCCCGGCCTGGTCGGCCGAGGTGATTCGAATCACGAAAAACTCCGGCAAGCTGATGTTCAAGGAGCTGCAAACTCCAGGCTTGAGGGCAGTAGGCGCCCGCCGCATGGCAAGCATGACCGTAGTTGCCGGGGGCGGCTACTACGTCGCTGCGCAACTCGCTGCGTTTCTGCTGGGCTATACGAAGAAGGATGATGAGGCTTTACGCCGCCAAGCCCCGCGGTGGGCAAAGCACTCGACTTACTTCCCGCTGGGTAAGGACGCAAAAGGCAATTGGAAGTACATCGACCTGGGGCCGAACGACGTGTGGAGCTATCTGAAGAAGCCGCTTCATGCTTTGTTCGTCAGCTCGGATACGTTCGAGAAGAACTTGGAGGCCGGGGCGTGGGAGGCGCTCGAGCCGTTTCTTGGAGAGGAAGTGGAGTTCGGCCGGATCATTGAAGCCTACAGCAATCTAGACCGCAAGACAGGCGGCAAGCTGTGGAATCCCAAGGCCGACAAATCAGATATTTTCCTGGCTCGCCTCAAGCACGTTCTGGAGCCGGCTGTCCCAAAGGTCATTATGGACGTGCGCAAGGTCTATATGGGGGCGGCGGGGATACCGGAGCAGAAAACAGGGCGCACGTACGATCCGTACCGTGAGATAACGGCGATGACGACCGGCGTTCGAGTAGCCATTTCGGAGCCGGAGAAGGGCCTTTACTTTGGCATGCGCCGCTTCCAAGACGGCATGAAAGATTCCGAAGAGCTGCTGAATAGCGTAGCTCGCTCGAAGGGGACCGTAACGGATGCCGAGCTTCAAGGTGCTTATCGGAAGGCAGAGCGAGCGCGGCGGTTGACATTCGATGAGGCGTCAAAGGACTTACAGGCCGCGATCCGCCTGGGCGTGGTCGGCGAAGAGCAAAAGAAGCTGCTGGAGTCTGCGGGCCTATCGAAATCAGACGTAGCCGACTTGCAGGCAGGCCGCTATCGGCCGATGCTGCCCGGCAAGGACTACCTGACTCCGGCCGGCATTAGGAGCGACCTGCTTGGGGCGGCGCCGAAGTCTGAGTTCGAGCGCCGGCGGGAGTTGATTCGGGCCTTCGCCGAGAAGGAGCCGGCCTTGGATGCCGACCCTCAGCTGCGGCAAGAGTACATTCGGGAGCATGTTTTAGCTCTGACAGGCCAGGCTCCCTTGAGGGGCCTGGAACGCCTGCCAGGCGAGACTATTGACCACTGGGCAGCCAGGACGAGGGCCCCAAACGTCCGCCCGCAGAAGGGGCAGACGTTTGGGGCTTACAAGCGGCGCAAGGCTGAGCTGGCAGAGGAGCAGAAGAGGTACATCATACGGGTCGCGGATGCCGAGCGGACCTTGAAGCGACTGCAAGCTACTCTGCCGGAGATTGCGGCGGCTCTGCGGTCGGCGCCGGAGCTGAAGGATCGACCTGGCGCCGTTCGTGCGCGGCAGTCGCGCGTACGTTTGCCATAATGGCACGGACGTGTTTTGCAATGGCTGCGTATTCGTCTGGGCCGCAGTCTGGGCAGGTAAGCCCCCATATCTCATGAATTGCCTGCTGCGCCGACGACGTGTTTTTGTTCTTCAGTTGGGCAATCGTAAATCCGTTATGAGATTTACCATCATCTACAAAATGCCAATTTAGTCCAGCCATCTTTAGGGCGCGGTTGACTCGTTCCAGCCAAGCGCCCGGCTGGTCATCATAATTGCTTTGCACCAAATCATTCCATTCATTCATATTTGGCCTCCTTTACCAAGCCCTGCCGCGCCCTGCCCTGCCGCGCCCTGCCCAGCCACGCCATGCCCGGCCATGGCTTGCCTTGCCTCGCCACGCCCGGCCGCGCCGCACCGCGCCCTGCCCCGCCTTGCCGCGCCGTGCCTGGACTGGCCTTGCCTCGCCGCGCCCTGCCCCGCCCGGTCTTGCCCGGCCGCGCCATGCCGCGCCGTTATTCCCATAAGACGACTTCGGCCTTGCCGTACTGGCCCCTGAAGGTGCCAAGGCCGACCACAATGAGGCCGTCTTGGAAGACGTTCATCAACTGCTGCTCTTGAATCTGTTTATTCGGGAACATCTTGAGCGTGAATCGCAGCTCCCAGGGCAACGGCAGCACGGGCCGTACCTTTGGATTTGGGATGCCTTTCTCAAGGCGAGCGACATCGCGCTTGATATACACTCCGCTTTCAACGTCATGCTCGTTTACGAGCTTTCCGAATGTGATTGGCACTCCCTCGCGCAGGAACGGGATCATTGTCGGGGTGATTACGACAAACGAGCCGCAAGCTGCTGCGAATGCTTTATACTTCCGTGGATCGAGCAGTCGCTTTGGTGCTGAATCCGTGTTTTGCGCCGAGAGGAACGACATTATGTTCCCCGAAGGGAGGCAGATCGTTCGCCCCTGATCTCCGCCCAGGTATAGCTTCTGCCAAGGCTCCAGCTTCGTGTCGTTGTCCCCCGGGTAGCGGTCGAACATTATCTCTGTCAGCCCTTGCAGGCAAACTTTCCTCTCGATCATTTCCCGCGTCCCGGCTTCTCCCCTGGTTTTCGTCTCCAGATGCTGCTTGACTGCCATGTTCGTTCCCTTTCATAAAAGAATCTCCGATCTTTGGAAAAAACCCAGCCTCGCCGGGTCCTGCCGCGACTCGCCTGGCCCTGCCCTGCCCTGCCGTGCCCCGCCGCGCCCAGCCGTGCCCAGCCGTGCCCAGCCGGGCCATGCCTCGCCCCGCCGCGCCCAGCCCGGCCGTGCCCAGCCGGGCCATGCCTCGCCCCGCCGCGCCCAGCCGTGCCTGATTCCTAAAGCACCGTGTCTCCGCGCCGGCTCCAGGTCGGCATCTTTGGGAAATCGTCCCCCGGCCAGCGCTTGTACTTCCGCTTGAAGATGACGCTTGCCATCTTGTAGTTGCCGCCTCGCTTTTTGGCAACAGCAAGGCAGCGATGCCAGTGTTCGACCATTTCCTCCCGCGAGGCTGCCGGCCGCTGGCCGTTGAGGATGGCTTCAACTAGCAGTTCATCGCTGGCGTCAACTGGCGGCGGAGCGAACAGGCTTCGGGGCGGCTTGCTTGGCATTCTGCCGCATTGCGGGCACTGCAAGTTTCCGTGATACATCAGTTCACACGCTTTGCAATAGAGCATCGCCGCTGTCTGGCCGGCGTCATGCTTCGCCTTGAAGTCGGCATCGGCGTTGCCTTCGAGGGTCCACGTGGTATCGTCGTCTGGAAAGCCGTGCCGGAAGACTGCCCCTGCATGATCGATGAGCACGGAATTAGTTTTGCCTGGGAATGGCCGCATGATCCGGCCTACTCCTTGCAGGAAGGCGACCCGGCCTCCGGGGTCCATGTAGAACTGGCAGCAACCGAGGCATGGCAGGTCAACGCCTTCCTTGATGATACCGACGTTGCAAACGACTTTCAGGCTATCGCAGCCAAGCCGCTGGAACACGATGTCGCGTATCGAGTCTGGCGTTTCGGCGTCAATGTGGGCTGCCGAAATGCCGGCAGCATTGAAGGCGGCGCACGCATTTTCGCTATGGCTTATGCGCGAGCAGAATACAACGGTCGGCATGTTCTGGGCGTAGTCCTTCCAGCTTTGCACAAGATCGCCGGCAACGCCTTTTCTCCGGAGCTTACCTTTCTTGCCCATCCGGTCTGGGGCATAGCACTTGACCGGTACAAGAAAGCCGTCTCTGATGAGCTGGGAAGTCGGGGCTGCGCATTCGATGGCTTGCGCCCAGGGGCCGAGGCCACGGCCGTCCGGCCCTACCGGAGTTGCGGTCAGGAGGATAATAGTGGCTAGAGGGTACTGGTTGAGTATGTCTCGGTATTCTGAATCCGGCGCGGCGGCATGGTGGCCTTCGTCAACGATGACCAAATCGGCCAGGGGCAGGCCAATCCATTGGTTTCGGAAGCATCGAGAGTAGAGGGTGTCCCGGCTGGCGACTTGGATGGTAGCTGGGGTATACGGCCTTTCTCCGCGCATGATGACGCCGTGTTCGAGCTGGAAGTCGCGGAGCCGGTCGCTGATTTGGTCTACCAGCTTTCGTCGGTGAACAAGGAATAGGACGCGTTTGCCATTGCCGGTGGTCAGTCTGGCGATTTCGCAAGCAGTCGTAGTTTTGCCGGCCCCCGTGGCAGCTTGTGCGACGATGATCCTTGAGCCTGCTGCGCGGGCGGCGCGCAATCGGCGGATCAAATCATCTTGGAACGGCCGTAGAGTCGGCGTCATTGTGAACTTCCTATGGCCGTGATGGATTGCAGCCAATGGACTTGCCAAGAGGATTCGGCGGTGATGCCCCGCACCAAGGCATCGGCCTGCCGCTTGGCGCCGGCGGCCTTTGCCTGGACGGCGGCAGCCCTCGATTCGGTGGCCCAAGCCCGCGCTCTGGCGGCAGATGCCACAGAAGCGGCCTCATTGGCCCGCGCCCAGGCGGTTTCGGCCCTCGCGCCGACGGCCCAAATCAGCGCCCAGATTCGTGGTTCGGTGTCGATGTTGGGGTAGCTGTTGTACGTCCTCCTCGTGACGCTAGCCAGTGCCCAAGCGGATACGGCTCGTGATTCGGCAGCGTCAGACCAGGGTGGGATAGTCAGGTCTTCCAGCAAGTCGCGCGTGTTTTGCGCCTGCTTGGTGCGGCACTCGGCGGGCATCCAGAGTGCGCAGCGAATCACACACCCTGCGGCGAACACAGAGCGCCATTCTGGGGCCAGTTTGTCTATCGCATCTTCCCACGATTTAGTGTCCCACAATTCCCCCGATTTCCGCTTAGGGGGCATCGGCCCACGCGTCCGGGTTTGCCAAGCGCGGACCAATGCGCGCAGCAGGTGCGCCGTCTCAGTCTGGCCGGCATCTTCGAGCCAGTCGGACCAAATCAGGGGCGCCGGCCCAGCAGGGTATTCCTGCCAGGCGCGAAGAAAGCCATCATCAGCTGGCAGTACGATCATTGCAGCCTACGAGGTAGTAAGCCGGAGAACATGCATTTCGCACAACCGGCGCCGCTGCAAGACGCGCATACGCTAGCCGGCCGACACGTCTTCAGGTGTTCGAGCAGTTGCTCAAGGTAGCTATCGACAATCCCGCAACCGTCCGCAAAGTCTTTGCTGTTGAAAAAGGGGTAGTGTTTTTTCCGCTTTTGCATTCCGTCTGCCAGGCGCTCCTCCCGGAACTTAGTGATTATCTCAGCCAAGCAATCAATGGCGTTCTGAATCCAGGGGTCCTTGAATGCGGCCTTGCAGCGGTCTGGAAGCGACGTGCCGTATGCGTCGAGGTCCGGCGGCGGCTCTGGCTTAGCGGCTGCCTTGGCCTTGGCCTTGGCCTTGGCTATGTCTCGCCGTACTTGGCCTCTGCTGACACACTCGGCTTCTGCGACAGCACTCTGGCTTTGGCCGGCTGCAATAGCGTCTGTAACTCGCTGTCGGCGTGCTGCTGCCCGTTCCTGCGTCCTGCCCATTTCTTCGTGTCGTCGAAGGTCGTTGACGGTTTCTACCCAGGTCTCGACAGTCATGCCCATCGGTAGCTTCAGTTCCCGATAGCCGGGCTTCACGTCTGCTTCGACGCAAGCCCGTTGCAGCTGCCAGCCATCGAGCACCTTGCCTTCGTGAAGTGTGATTGGCCGGCCATTAACAATGCCATACGTACGGAAGTTGCTGAGGAACGCTTCCCAGCCTTTGCCGGTCAGGTTTTGGTACTCAGCCGACAGAGGATGCCGTTCTAACTGTTTCCAATAGCGAATTTCCATTCTAGTCCTCCGTGTTAGTACGGTATTTGGCCTAGAGGCTGGAGGCGATTGAATTTGTCCTGAAATTCAACTTCTAGTGCCGCCAATGCTTCCGGGTTCGCCTTGAGCACTACCCCAATAGCCTCCAGCTGCTTCAACGTGCCAGCTTGCTGGATCGCTGCCCGATTCGCATTAATCAGTTTGCTGACCGCCGCCAGACTCTTGGCCGGGGCCGGCTTCTGGGCGACCCCCTGGCGGTCAGCCAAGTATTTGAGAATATTGTTTGCCTGGGCGATGGTCAGTTCGCCGAGTTCGACGTTAGCGCTAAGCCATGCCGCTTGCTTGTTCTCGCCGAGTTCGACGTTAGCGCTAAGCCATTTCGCTTGCTTGTTCTGGGCGATTTCCTGGTCATTCAGCGGGTTCTGCTGGAGCATAGCTCGGATTCGGCCGAGCTGCACGTCGGTTGCCATGCCAGGGCGCATTGGGGGCGGGCTTTGCTCGCCTTGCGCGCACATGACCGGCTGTTCATAGCTCTTGCCTGCGGGGCCGCTGCTGCTGACTTCCCAGCGGATAAAGGCCCTTCTGGGGACCGAATAGATGTCGTTTCTTGCCTTAGCCGCATCTGCGGCTTCTTGCGACCATTTTGGGTTTTGCTTCAGGATTACGGTCCACGGCCGCCGAACTGGAACGATGAACTTGTCGACTTGTTTCGACTTGCCCCGCTCGGGTTTGTCCCCGCCGATATATTGCGGGAAATCCATCAGCTTCATGCTGCTTGCAGCCTCGAATGCTGCAATGTCTTCGTTCTTGTTCAACCACACCTTCAGAAACGAAAATTTGTAGGCGTCGTTGTCATTGTAGAGGAGCAGGTAATCGGTAGTGTGTCCGTCTTTTTCGTGGATGCCGTGCACGATGTAGGCGACCGTCTCTCGCTCTTCACCTGGCTCCAAGCCTGGGGCAAGGAGGGTGAAGCCGGCAGCAAGGATGTCATCGATCCATGCGTACATTGCGGCAGGTGATTCGCCCACAACGGGCAAAGTGACCAGCAGGCCGGATCGGTGATAAGCTTTGGTCCAGCCGTTATTGCTTCTGTTCTCGCTTCTGTTCTCTTCCATTTTATCTATCCTCTTTTAGTGCCACCCTTACTATTACTGTAGCTCGCCTCTCGTGAACCGGACCGTTCGAGTGGCCCCTTGCTTTTTCAGCCACAAGTCTGCTTCCGAGATTGATTGACACCACATCACGGCAACACTGCCGGAAGATCCAGCTATAGCCCGCCACGGATATTCATAGCCGGCCAGTTGGTATTTGGCGTGACCAACGTACACGCCATCGCTGTCGTATCCCTCGATTAGTATGACTGGCAGCATCACTCCCTCCAATTCGTTTGCATCATGTCAGGCCCCCAAAACCGCAAGTAAGCCCGCCCCATGCCAATAGGAATATGGACTTACAGGGGCGGGCTGCCCCCAGGTCAGGAGGCTTCGTCGTATCCCCCACAAGCTGCGATTGCACCCATGCGCGCATGCGCGTCCATCGAAGCTCTGGCGTTTCGAATTGCATCCAATAGTCGTCGTTCATGTAGACGATTTCGGCCGCCAGAGCTGGAGCGATGTCGAAGTGTTTTGCAAGCTGCTGGCGATGAAGTTCGTCTTCCATGTCATCGTAAGCCGGGGCCTTTGGATCGAGTGCGCCTAACGCGCACACTTGTCCGGCCGCGTCTTGGATGCTGCCTGCAATCAGCCGTTTATCCGGCATCGCGTCGAGCGCGTCACGAAGTTTACGCAAGAGGTGTTGTCCGCGACGCCCGAGTGTTGCGCTCCTACTCATGACCAATCCTCCATTTCGCGTTCGGGCGGGTCCAAATCGTCGGGGCAAACGTGCTGGCCTGGGCGGTCGATGTACTCGCCGCAATCGGGGCAGTATTGGCCGTCGTCATGCGGTCCGCCCTCGCCTTCCATCAGCCAGGAGTCATAATCAGGGGGCATTGTGGATTTCCTCCAAGTTAGAGTGACCTTCTAGCAGCGATTGCGCAATTTCCTGCCAGTCCACTTCGGCCAGGGCGGATTGGAGGAGGTCAGAGTAGACGGAGCCGCACGCAGCAGCAAATACGGGGTGCACTGATTCCGTGTCGTGCTCGGCCTTGAGGCGGTCGGCCAGAGCCATTACCGCCCGGTCGTGCTCGGCCTTGAGGCGGTCGGCCAGAGCCATTACCGTCCGCTGCCTGCGTGACTCCCAGCAATACATAGCTACCCGCCGCCAATAGTCGTAAATGCCGCGGTCGTTATCTAGCCACAATGCGACCGCCCACGTTTCGTAATTCGCCCACCCTTGGTAGGTTTCGCCCATGTCAGTCTCCTGTGGTCCCCATCATCACCGGCAACGCGCCGGTGCGTCACCACTGCCGTGCACCCGATGATTTCAGTGCATCCCGCAAAAATAGTTGCCACTTTGAGTACTCTACTTCCGCAGCTTTGATTGCAGCGAACTGATCCTCAGTGACTTCTACTTCGGAGCCAAATTTTGGATCAGCGCTGATGCTCCAGTCTGGATACCGCTCGTCGCAATCGATGTAGACTTTCACTGCTGGTCCTCCGCGTGCAGCATTTGGCATTGATCGCAATGCATGTCAGTACTCCTGGCTTGGTCCCCATACATCACCCTCCGCGAGGGTGGTCAGCGTCGCCCCCGCCGTGCACCACTACGGGGCAGGCAGGGGCAGCACTGCGGGGGCTACCCGCATACTTCTCGCGTAGCGCCGTCCTGGACGGCGCCGTCCAGGTCGGCCCCGTCCAGGTCGGCGTCGCGCAGGTCGGCCCCGATCAGGTTGGCCTTGCTCAGGTCGGCCTTGCACAGGTTGGCCTTGCGCAGGTCGGAGTAGCTCAGGTCGGCCCCGTCCAGGTCGGAGTAGCTCAGGTCGGCCCCGCTCAGGTCGGAGTAGCTCAGGTCGGCCCCGCTCAGGTCGGAGTAGCTCAGGTCGGCCCTGCTCAGGTCGGCTTCGCTCAGGTCGGCCCCGCTCAGGTCGGCGTCGCGCATAGACCACAACGGCACTAGTCCTTCCCTGGCTGCCCACCCCAGCCATTGGCACAGAGGGGTTTTCAGGATGGCTAGCTGAAGCTCTCTGGTCCACTCCCCGCTATAACCGTCAGGGTAGAGCTGTGCAAAGTGGTCTAGCCCAGTCTTACACGCGCGCCTCTGCTGGAGTTGCGCCAGTGTCAGCTCCATGTTTCTACTCCTCAATCGGCAGCACAGCGGGGCTGGGGCTGCTACTCCCTATTATGACTCGAAAAAACCGCCGCATCGCATGACTCGGTTGACGGTATGCCAACTCCATTCCATGGCGCGTTGCCCGTCATCGGTCGCAACGGTTGCAGCGCCGTTTTGCCTCCCTACGATTTTAGCCGGCGCACCGTCTAGATAGCACCGTCGGCCCGCGAATTGCTCCGCGATTGCTCTGCTGATCGTATCCATCGTGCACTCCTGATCCTGGTCCCCATACATCACCCTCCGCGAGGGTGGTCAGCGGCGCCCCAGCCGTGCACCACTACGGAGCAGGCAGGGGCAGCACTGCGGGGGCTAATCAGGGTGACGGCAATGCTCTGGTTCCTCCGTTCGGGCCACACTCGTTGCGGAGGTAGGCTAGCCAGCGCTCTGACTTGAATCTACTGTTCTGCTCGTGGCAGAACCGTATGAGGGCCTGGAGAACGTCCTTGGGGACTTTCAGCCCCTTGAGGGCGTCGGCGAGGGCGATAAAGTTTTTCTTGCTCATGGTCACTCCTGGTTCGGTCCCCCATCATCACCCTCCGCGAGGGTGGTCTGCGCCACCCCCACCGTGCGCCATGAAGGCTGACGGAGCAGGCAGGGGCAGCACAGCGGGGATTACCCGCATGCTTCTTGCGCGGCTCGGATGCCGGCCAGGGCCATGCTGGCGCGGAAGGTCATTTTGCCGGCCTCTGTCATGCCGCAGTCAATGGCCAGCTGCGCATCCTCGAGCGCTTCGGCCAGGGCCGCCTGGCTGTGCCTCTTTAGAGGCTCCTCTAGCGCGTTGCACATGCTCAGGCTCAGCTTGCCCTGCTTCTTGAGATACGCGATTGCCGCGTCCACTGCTATCTTACTTGCTGATTCGACAAGTGTCATTGGTCAGTACTCCTGGTTCGGTCCCCATCATCACCCTCCGCGAGGGTGGTCAGCGTCACCCCAGCCGTGCACCACGTGGGGCAGGCAGGGGCAGCACTGCGGGGCTAGGCCACCCAGCGGGCCACGTAGGCCGCCTGTGCCAGCCGCACGGGCTCCGGTGCCCTGCGCCCCACACACTCGTCAACGAGCCGCCCCCCAGCCGTCCGGGAGCAGTACTCGTCAGCCCTGTGCTGGCGGGCCGCCTGTGCGCTGCCAGTCCGTGTGTGCGCCAAGGTCCGCTTGCCACGCCGTGCGTTGCGCCGCTTGCTCATGTCAGTACTCCTGGTTCGGTCCCCATCATCACCCTCCGCGAGGGTGGTCAGCGTCGCCCCCGCCGTGCACCACGACGGAGCAGGCAGGGGCAGCACTGCGGGGGCTACTCGGCCACCAGCTGCCAAGTGTGGTCGGCGCGGATCACTGACGGACCCGAACGTACCCACTGCGTTGGCACAAGCCGGGTCGGGACGCGGCACCGGCGCCGGAAGCCGACGCACCGGGACGCGGCACCAGCGAATAGGACGTTACCGCCGTTGTCGCGCACTTCCCCTCTGGTCACCGCGACATACTCCCCGGTCGGGCCTGGGTGCGGGCCTAGCACCCACAGCTCTGCCCCGTGCCTAATCCACCTGCCCGTCGCAACAGTCGCAACAGTCGCCATTGTCGCACTCCTGGTCCTGGTCCGCCCCATCATCACACCCCAAGGGTGTGGTCAGCGTCGCCCCCGCCGTGCACCACTACGGAGCAGGCAGGGGCAGCACTGCGGGGGCTACGCTACACCACGTACTTGGTTAGGTGTGACCGTAGTGTGTTGGTCCGAATTTCTTCCGCTGGCGCCTGGTTTGGTGCCGTAGTTCGGCGACGGCCTGCCGCGCGAAATTGCGGTGCAGGCGCCGCCAGTAGTGGTCACGGCAATTCCGCTCCTGCCAATTGCGCCGAAACAAAATCGTTTGCAATTCGAGCGGAGACAGGCACTCTGCTTCTTGTGGCGACGGATTGCGGTCTTCGTCGTTGGTCTCGTCCGCAAGTTGCTCGGCGTCCATGATGGTCCTACTCCTGGTTCGGTCCCCATCATCACCCTCCGCGAGGGTGGTCAGCGCCACCCCCACCGTGCACCTGGAGGGGCAGGGGGGGGGCAGCACTGCGGGAGCCTACGCATGTGCGTCTGTCTCGTTCATCTCACGTGCTTCCCAGCAGTTATAACAGCCGCAATCTAGGCCATTGTGGGCCGCATAGCAGCAGGGAGAGCAGTAG